GTACTTGGTCATCAACCTCAAACATATTCGTTGTAGCGGTTGTACCATCATCTGCTAAGAGAAAACATTTCCAGCCTGTTACTTCGCCTTGAGCATCTGTTATCTCTCTTACCTCGAATATCTTTCCGGCAGAAGGAGAGAATACAAGATTGCCGCCTACATAGGTCAGCTCACGGATGGTAAGGTTATTGAAGTATGCCTTTCCCCATACACTGATGTCGGTAACATTCAATCCGTATTTCCCGTCCTTTCGCTTATAGAATCCGAAACCTGACTGAGTTGCATCATCGTAATCAGCAGAGTTGAGTAAGTTAATGGTTACATTTCCATTTGCATCAATGCTGTAGGTGTTATTACCTATGCGGATGCCTTGCAAGAACTTCTGCACCTTCTCCCAAGTGATTGTGCCCTTTGCGGTGTCGTCGGTTATCTTTGAGATAAAGTGCTTACTTCCTTCTGTTGCAATCTGGCCCTTGACTTGTGTAGTTGTCAAGCCTGCACCGGTTCCTCCATTTCCGCTTTGGAGCGACGAAATCTGCTGCTGAATCTTCTGGATAGTGCCAACCTCTTTATCCTCACGAAGAGTTATGTCGTAGGTAGGAATCTTACCATCTTCTTCCTTGATCGTGAGCTGGTCGATAGAGATGATTCCTTCGATATTGAGGTCTGTATCATTGAAGTTCATCAGGTCGCCGGCCTTAAGCGTATCGTGGAGGCTCTTGATAACTCCGGTATCGTCTGCCTCCGCTTGGTCGTGCTGCCTTGCCATGAAAATCTCATCTACCTTAGGCTGATATACATACCTTGTATAGTCATTCTTATCAAGGAGCGCTATGGCGTATTTTAGAAGCTTCAGTGATGCAGCATTGATATACGAATCAGGGAGGGTGATGCCGGTAAGGACGAAATGGTCGCCTTTCTTGATAGGGTAATCCTTGTATGGGAACCACAGCTCAAGAGCATCATCCTTGACTCTCTCAATAGTAAGCCTCCATCTTCCATCTACCTTGGTAGAGGATGCCACCTTGAATGTTCGTCCGCCACACATACCATCCTTCATCGAGATGGAGAAGTCGTCATCCTTTAAGTCGTTGATATCAAAGTCGATAGCCTTTTTAAGATAGATATCAACCTTCTTTACGGTTTCATTATCGCCAAATCTTCCGTCATCATCAGGAGCCACACCCTCATCAATCTCATCAACACGCACACCACCGATTTCCATCTCCTCGATAGTAGGGTAGATTTCAATAACTCCATTCGTCTTGTCGTCAGTATCAAAGAACTGTGACGCCGAACGTAGACCAATCTGATCGATGTTGATGGAATCGATGTATGGTCTATGCGGGTCAGTAGAGAATCTGTGTTGTTTCCCGGTAGGGTTCACGTACTTCTTCTCTTCATCCGTGAGCGAATCATAGAAGTCACTCAGCGATACATGGGGAAATCCAGGCAGCATAAGCCTGTTGATTGACATATTGTTCGGGAGATTCTCTGCATATTCCTTCATGGACGAAGGAACATTTTTTTTGTTGAGGCCCGATGTGATATACATCTTCGTGTTTCCCGCCTTAACCTGAGCGATGAAAATGTTAAGATTTTCCCTTGACTCTTCGTCACCGCTATCTACCTGCGTTCCCCTGTATTCCGAATAGAATCTACACTTATTGGTATTGTATTTCTGTGTTACATAACCGGTAATCTCAGTCTTGAAATCAAATGTAACCTTAAGCACCCAACCAGAAGACTGCTCGCCAGTTTCTCCAGAAACAATATACTTTCTCGGATTCTTGAAATATGTCTCGATATAGTCGACATCCAGTTCAAGCTCGACATTTGTGCTAGCTGTAACCACCTTCGTGATATTCGCCACGTACTTGACACCGAGGTCCGCATAGTAGTGGGAAGGAAGATTCTTCTCGGAACCATAAGCTCTCAATCTTGTAATAACACTCTGGTCGGAATCTGCGTTCTGAACAATCTCATAGAGTCCATTGCCGAGTCCGTACTTGAAGATATGGTTTGCCTGTATTCCGGTAGTACCGACATATACGTTTCTTCCTCTGACGATGAAGTTTATGTCCCACTTCTCGTTCACAAGCGCAAGGGCCTGCCAACAGGTCTGTGAATCCACTGTGATAGACATCGATTCGATGACGTTATCTCTTGTTCCTTCGCCGTACATTGACAGCCAGTCGCTCGCGATGCATCCACGCTGCACGGAACGTTCCATGTTTCTAGAGTAAATCTTCCAAAGACCTGAACCAATCTGGTCGTCAAGGTTCGCCTGGATCCTATCGAGCAAATCATCCAGAGTCTGTACGTAGAATGGAAATTTCGGTAGGGTAGTGTAGTGGAGCTCATTATCATTTAATACCACGTCGAGGAACTCAGCCCTAGAAAGCTCATCTTGCAATGCATTGAACTTTACGCTGTCATATACGAAGCCCTCTCCATATGTGTCGGGTCTGGCCTGCTTATCCTTGCCCGGCTCGTAGTTGAGCTCAAACCGCTCGCCACGATAGACAATATAGTCGCCTATCTGAAAGTTGATAGGCACTTCATGCTTGAAGCTGATAGTCAAAAAACACTCACCCATCCAGGAATCAGAGTATTCCAATCCACGAACGGTTATCTGCTCTCCGTTAACGTCTGTCAGCTTCGAGCCATCCTTATGATAAATATTCCAAGTACTCATGTGTCTTTATCCTAAATTTGAAATACTGCCCAGTGCGTCCATGATTGGCTTTATGTCAGTAACAGGGTCGTTAAACTTGAAAGTGATAGAGAGAACTAGCAAGTCCTCGTTATCCGGATCTCTATATAGGTTTGGATCAATATCCTTAAGTCTTACATGCTGTCTTCCGATTCTATTGAAGTCGCAATACATCTTCATCATGCCTGACTTGCGGATGTAATCAATAAAAGCCTTACATTTCTCGTTAGCTCCGAAAGCCTCGCCGTGGAACATAAACTTAACCTTATTCTCGTAGGCCGCCATATAGAGACCATCCTTTCCGATATACTCGTCGTCGCCATGCTCGTCGTGCCATTCCCTTTTTACAGGTTCCTTGACTGAATCACATGGTTTGAATGGGTTCTCGCTAACGTACATGCCGAAGTCGGCGATGGAGTCCTTCACCTCGTTCCCATCGCCTTCCTTCTGCATGTATATCCTGAAATAATCTTTCATACCTTAATTCAACTTTTTATAATTGCAAATATACAAAATAATGCATAAATATGCAAGAATATACGCATAAATATGCGTTAATTGAACTTAAAATCGTGTCTATCCCTGATATTGACTGGTCCGGTAGCTTTCACGACTGTTCCTCCGTATTGGTAGACGAAGCACTTTGCGGTATCTTCGCATTCAACATGAAGCTCCGCACCATCTAACAGATTGACAAACACCCTGGAGAATCCCTTAACCTTCAGGTAAAGTGAAGAGTTGTGCCTTACGTATATCTCTCCACTGTCCATCCAGTCATAGTTGATGTTTGCTACACACTCTCCATTGAGGATGACAATCTTTGGGTTTTGCAGGTCAACGTTCTCGTCAACATACACACCATGATCGTGAATGACATCACCAAAGTACTTCTTCATATCCTTGGTCGAAGGCCAGTTTCTTCCGATACAGAAGTCAATACCCTTAACAAACTTCTCGACCATCTCATGCTTGGATGAGTTGTCGTGCCACTCAGCGGTCCACTGAGCGCAAAGACCCAGTGAAACCGCCTCGCTCTTCATTCTGTCTGATAAATTTCTTTTTTCAAACATAATTATTTCATTTTTAAAGATTTCGTACCATTGATAACTCTGTTGAAGTTATCGTTATACTCAATGAAAATTTTCTCGATTCTCTCTGCTGCATCTGCATTACGCAAGGTATTCCGAGCAATAAGGTTGAGCTGCGTGAGCTGAGATTTTGAAATCTCGCTCATCTCAGGAAGAAACTTGCCCTGCATTTCCCTAATTACAGAGACATCAAGTCTAATCGCGTTAAGATAGGATGCAAAAAGATCACCTGTCTCCTCGGTAATGCCTTTTATCGAGTTGGTCGTAGAGGAACTTCCGTTTTCTCTCAAATCAAGTCCCTTTTCCTTTAGAGCATCGAAGATACCGGTTAACTGAGGAACTACATTTTCGCCAACTTGGTAGAGCTTGTCAGCAAAATCGTCCATGTCGGTCTCATCAAGTTTACCCTTTTCATCAAGGATACCTGTAAGCCATTCGAGAGGTTTTTCAAGTGCTTTCTCCATGATTTTCTGAGATACAATATTCTTCGTAACTTCGCGAACCATTTCCTTGACCTTATTCTTGTAAGCCTCAACTGCATCTTCCCCCTTAGTCCATGCGCTCACAACAGTATCAGTCAGCTGATTTCCCCAGCTTTTCATATCGATGGAGTAAACGTCTTTAAGGAAGTCCTGTGCGAACGTCTTAATCTGCAACTGCATCTCCTTGATTTGCTGGTCGTAGTCAGCAATCTTATCCTTATCCGTCTTTTTCTTGTCCTCCTCAGCTTGTCTCTGCTTTCTCAACTCGTCTTCCTGAGCGTGGAGTAGGGCGAGCTGATCTGCGTATGCGGAAGGATTCGTCTCTGTCTTCATCACAGCATCATAGGTCTCCTTGCTGTAGTGACTGAAGTTGTGACCTCCAAAGAAAGTCTTACCCATATTAGTCTTAGAGAAAACATCCCAAGCCTTATAGTCATTCTTGACATCGTTAAGCTTATTTGCTGTATCAGAAGACCTTTCATAAGAATAGATTCCACCGAGCGTCTTTTCGATGGCAGAATTGATGTTTGAGGATAGGTTCTTCAGTTCATTCAGCTGTCTCTCTGCGAGCTTTATCTGTCTGTCGAGCTTTGCGTCGTGAGCCTTAGCGAATGCCTTGATAGGAGAGGTAAATATGCCAGTGACACCGGAAAGGATTCCACCAACGTTGCCGGACTCCGCGCTTGTTACCACCTTTGACAGTGAACTTGACATGCCGGAGAATGTCTCGAAGAACGCAGAAGCGTCCTGCCATCCATCAGACTCCGTGTCAGCTCCGAGAAGGGAAGCAGTCTCTTTGATGTCATTGAATGCTTCACTCATTCCCTGGACATTCTGGTCGATAATACTTACTACGTTAGCAAACTTATCAAGAGACTCCTTTGCTTTTGTTCCATCCTTAAACAGAATCTCAGCAGCTTTCATCATAGCCTTTCCGCTGGCAATCATGCTGTCACCACGCTTGATGAAGTTTTCGTCTCCCATTTTGAGACCAAGTTCACGAACCTTCTTTCCTTCAGCAATTTTACTTGCTGCGATGGTCATCTGCTCGCTGGCATCAGAAATCTTCTGCTCAGCCATTCCCTTTAGGCCTCCATTGAGGAAAGTCTTCTTTGGACTCGTCAGCTTCGATAACTGCTCATCAAGCTGCTTGATTTCCTTGGCGTACTCTCTAGCATCAATGACTCCGCTTTGTAGAGCCTCATTGATATTCTGCCTGATTCTTGCTCCGATAGTCTGAGCCTTATCCATACCGAGAGACACGATGGCTCCGTAGAAGTTGAGATAATCAGAAGAGTTCTTGAACTTGTCAAGTTTAACCTGACCAATCTCCTTGTCTCTCTGAATCTCGTACCTTGCCTTAATACCAGGATCATTCGTCTTGCTGATAAGCTCGTTGTATCTCTCCCTTATCTTTAAGATTTTATCCTCATAATCTTCCGTCTTCTCGATGATGTCGGCAGCATCCTGCAAAGACTTAACGTAATTACCACGGAGTAGTTCTGTAATCTTCTTCCACTCTTCATACTGATTTGGCAGCTTAAGCTTTGCTTTAGCTTCACCATCCGTCATTCCGAGAGAGTTCTGAAGGTTAAATACTTCATGGTAGTGAGCGTAATACTCGTCCATAAGAGATTTGGTTTTATCATCCATCTGGAATGCGTCAACCCATGCGGACTCAGCAAAGAACTTGCTGCCTGTCTTTTCGAGAAGACTCTTGTACAAATCCCAACGTTCTGACAGCTTGTTCATGGACTCATTGAAGTCAGCTGCCTTTCTCTCATACTCCTTCTTGTCCTTCTCGTCGAAGAGCCACTCTGCAACCTCACGATAGATTGAAGTCTGGAACTTCTTTCTCTCGGTGGTGTTTATACTGAATCCTACAAGGAGAGAATGGACAGCCTTCTGATAGTCGTCAAGATTAAGACCGGTAACCTCTGGGAAGAGATTGTAAGTCTTCTTCTTTGCCTCTTCATCAGACATTATGCTCTTGTACTTCTGGTACATCTGCCTTGCAGACTTAAGACTGCTTAGACGCTCCTGTAAACGCTTGAGCTCTATATCTTCTTTGCGACCTGAATTCCCGTTTCTTCCTTTCGGAACCTTATTGGACTTTTTGTCTTGCGGATAGAATTTATAGCCGAGACCTTCCCATGCCGCCTGATTCAAGCTATTGTAGCTTTCCCAAGCCTCATCTCGAAGTGCCTTAGATATCTTGCCGCGTTTAAACTTGTTCTCGCGGTTCTTATACTCGTTGTACCTGTTCTGCAACTCTGTTTGCAGGTTATTATCCGTATTGTAGTCGGAAGTTTCGTCAAGATAAGAATCGAGCATAGTCGCCTGTGTTTCTACCCTCGCTTTACTCTTTCCTGTCTTGGATAAATTTCTGCGGACTCTTTGCTGCATAGGCGTCTTTGGTTTCTCGACCTTGCCGCCACCTGCTTTCTTTGGCTGTTTTGCACCAGCCTCCTGATAGAAGATAGACTTCAAGTACTCACGAATCTGAGGAACATTCACCTTGCACGCATCGAGCATTCTTTCTATCATGCTCGCAAAGCGTGAAGAATTCCTGTTGCACCACTTCGAGAAATCTACGCCGAATAGGTTGAATGACTTCTTAAGGAAGTTAATGATTCTAGGAATATTCTTCTTAGCGATATCATTTATCTGATCACTAACCTTGTTTGCCCTTATTCCTATTTTGTAAATGCTATTTGCAATATCATTGCTTCCGTTGCTTGACTTCAAAACGAAAGAATCCCAATTTGCGCCTCCTCTTTCTGCAAGAATACGAATCTTCTCATCGAGAGACATGGCTCTTTCCTCTGGCTTCAGGAACTGATTAGCAACGCTATCCATTCTCGACTTTGTATCTTCGTCAAGTCCAGATAAAAGCGTCTGGTACTTGATAACCGCCTCGTTGAGGTCTTCGACAGCATCCTCCATCGTGTCTGCAAAAGGATTACCGGAACCCCAACCACCTGAAGCTCCAAGTGCTCCAGCAACAACATCCGAGTCGTTTGCTTCCTGCTGTGAGTTGTCACGAGCGGCGACTATTCCCTTATTGAGAATATCATACTGCTCGTTAAGATTCTTCGCCCTTGTAATCTGATCTTCTATTGTCTGTGTGTAATCTCCGCTGTTTCGAAGAAGCTCTTTCATTGAGTTTACTCGCTGTTGTAAGTCCGCGCTGTTTGCCGGCTTCTCATTTGCGAGCTCATCCTCGTAGTTTTTCTTCTTGTTGTATGCAGAATCCCTGAACCCCTTCGCATTCTCAGAAATTCTATCCATATCACTGCTGTAGCTTGAGAATGTCTGAACAGCTAGACCGATTGCAAGTCCCCACCAGCCGCCAAGCATCGTAAAGAGAGACTTAATTCCTCCACCTATCTTAGAGATACCCATATTCATTACGGCGGCAAATCGTGTTCCTCCGAGTATAATCTGCTCCTGTCTTGCTGTAATCTGCCCCATCACGGCAAGCTGTCTGATAAGTTCTTTTGTAACAAGACCTTCCTTGACAGCTTTCTGCATCTGAAGAACAGACATCTTCCCTTCAAGTGCAAGACGAGACATAGCATTCGCCCTTGAAGCGGTATCAGACAGCAAGTATGCCCTTGCCTGTACATTCTGCAACGCCTTCTGTTGAGTAATCTTACCTTCTGTGACAAGTTGCTGCTGTTCGATAGCGTAAGTCCTCAGCTGAGCATTCATCTGCTGAGTGTAGTTCTTGTTTATTGAGCCCAATCCGAGCTTACCGGAAGCCATCAGTCCAAGTTTCCTTGCAGCAAATATAGCTCCGAAAGAAAGCATAGCAGGGGATAGTTTATCAAGAGCTAATACTAAGTCTGTTACTCGGTTGATAATAAACGAGAACGTACCGCCTATGACATTCTTTCCTTCTGCAAATTTACCTAGCATAATATCCCACGCGTCGATAAGCTTATTCCAGCGACCAAGCAGTGTTTCGGACAACACGAGCTGCATATTGTAGAACTGGCCACCCTCGTCTGTCATCTTCCACAGTACCTTCTGAACATCCTCGAAGCTTACCTGTCTTCCGGAAATCATCTTCTTGACATCTGCCTGGGTATAATTCTTGCGCCCGTTCTTTCCTTCAGAATTATATAATTCCGTTATCTTCTGCAAGAGTGGGAGTCCTGCGTAAGCAAACTGGCGTAACTCCTTACCATCGAGCCAAGAGCGAGCCTTAACCTGACCGAACGCAAGACCCAATCGGCCGAAGTCCACGCCAAGACCAGATGCTATATCCGCAAGTCGCTTAGTTGTATCGTACAAGTCGTTTGTCTCTACTCCGAATGCAGCCAACTGCTTGACATCTCTGTTCAGTTCTCCAAACTTGAATGGAGACTGCAACGCAAGCTGCTGTGTCTGAGCGAACAGCTCGTCAGCCTTCTGTACATCACCAAGGATGGAGCGTAACGCAACATGCTGCTGAACAATCTCGCCACCTGTCTGTACGATTGAATTAAAGAATTGCTGTGCGCCAAAGACAATACCTCCCTGTAAGAAGAGAGACTTGATATCTCCGACTATGGATTGCATCTTCTTCGCTTCAGCGTTTGCTCCGGCGAATGCTGCTGCGAGATCGTTTCGTGCCTTTGCGGCAGACTGAGCAATTTCCTGCTGACGCTTCTGTTCAAGCTCGATACCTTTCTGAACCTCTTGGTTTACTGCTTTCTGATCTTGAAGAACCCTAGAAGCTAATGTGGTATCGTGACCACTACCGATATTACCAAGCATACCGAGGCTATCCTTCCAGCTCTCTGAATTAAGTCTTCCCTTAATATTTATAAGGGCTCTCATTAAAGAAAGGAGTCTGCTAATCTCGGCTTCTGCCTTGCTTACATCTGCACCGATAGAGATGCCCCTGCTGTATTCAGAGCGAAGCTGGCGAACCTTATTGCCGAGAGAATCATACCGACGTTCCGTGTTCTTTAACTCGTTCTGTCTCTGCTTCTCATTTGCTTTTGCCTCGCGTGCTGCGTCTGCCTCGTCTTTCTTTCGCTTTTTCTCAGCATCTTGTTCTGTCTTGTATCTTTCTAAGATAGCATTCTTTACAACTTTAGCATAAGTCTTTGCTTCATCTATAGCATTGAGATATCCGGCACTCTTTACGACATCAGATGCTGTGAGTCCGGTAATAGGATGAATACCTCCGTTATTCCTAATCTGTTCTAACTCAGTTCTGTATTTAGACAGCTCTGACGACGACTGCCGTATGTTATTCGTTGACTCAACACCAAACATCTGTATTCCTTCACCATGGCGTTTGTTGATTTCGTCAATAATAGAAGATAACTTATGAAGTTCTCTCTCTGCCTTGTTTGCCTCAGTTGCAACGCTGTTAGGGAATATGTTGAATCCAGCACCTTCCTTAGACACCTCTCCGAGTATGCGGCCTATTTTGTACAACCCGTCCTGGACAGACTCCAACTGCTGGAGTTTTTTTGGACTAAAGAAATCTTCGCTTGAAAATACACCAATGTTACGATGTAATTCTTTAACAAAGTCGTTTAACTTTTTTAAGCCTTGACCTCCCTTATCTCCAATACCCTTCGTTGCTTCGGATATTGCTTCCAAAGCATTCTGTGCCTGCTTACCAGTAGAATCAACCTTGTTTAATTCTCTGATAATCTTTTTGGTTTCCTCTTCAATTCTCGATTTTAGAGTGAGCGAGAAACTGAGGTCTCCCATATTTCCACCTGCCATATCCTGAATATTTTTAAATTAGAGTTTATTGTTTAAGTAATCAGCAAGACTTATCTTCTTGCCAACGAGGCTTCCCTCATTCTTCTTTTTCTCCACCCACCTGTCGTAGAGGTCATCCATCTCCTTCTTGGTGTGCTTCTTCGGACCACCTTCCTTCTTGGTCTTAGGATAGACGACAAGAGGCTGGTCTGCAACCATGAGGTCAATCTGTGCCGAAGAATAGCCCCACCAGTAGTCGTAGGCTGCGATGAAATACTTACGCTGAAAGAGGAAACAGAACTTCTCTGCTAGTGAGAAGGCTGCTCCCCAGCTTGTTCTGCTTGGATAGCTTTTGCTTCGCTCCTCGTCATCGTCATCATCACGTCCGTCATCCCGGTCGCTAATATGGTAGCCAGTGAGAATGCGTTCGATGGAATTTTTTTTTTAGAAACATCGAGAACTCTCAGAACCTCGGCCACGTCCACATCATTGATGTAGTAGAGCCAGCGCCAGTAGATCCAATACAGAAATCTAATCTTCCAGATGTTGTTGAGGAGAATGCAGACGCAAATCTTGACGTTGCGTTTCCATTCGTTCTTCTCCTTCGCCCTGATATGAGAACACCTGCTCATGGTTCCCTTGCGAAGCCAGCCGAGCCTGTGCTTCTTTCCACGGAACACGAACTCGGTAGGCTCGTCGTGCAGCACGCTGTCAAGCAACTCCTGCAAGTCCACTGAAGGCTGCTCTATTTTATTTTCTTCTGCCATGATTGTATGCTATTAAATGAAGAAGGGCGGCACGGCTGTTTATTAGCCTGCCGCCCAACGGTTTGTTATCCTGAATCTAATTACCTAAAGAAGCCTTACTTGATTAACCGCCGAGGTCACCAGTAGCAGGAGCCTTAGTAAGCCAAGCGATGCTACGCTTACCTGCACCCTCGATGGAGCCGGAGAACTTGAATGCAACTGGCTCAGTACCGGAGTTGTCCCACTGCAAGGTAGCATAGAGAGCGATGTTGGTAATAACCATGAGGTTCTCCTTCTCGTCGTCAACAATAACAATAGTACCCTTGATCTTGAACTTCTTAGGCTCAACAGCGATACCTGTAAAGCCGGTAGTAGCGTCGAGAGTAGCGTCACCTGTACCCTTCAGAGTAACCTTGGTCAGCTCTGTGATAGCATCCTCGCCGAACATAATTGTCAGCAAGTCCTTTGCCTTTGAAGGAACAACGAACTCTACATTGAAGTCGCCGAGCTCTGCGGTAGTTGCCCAGTCGCCTGCAAGACCGATAACCTTGTAGTGGTTGATGGTTGGGCCATCCATAGTCGCCTTCAGCGAGTCAACGGTAACCGGAAGCTCAACCTCTGGGGTGATGTCAACTGTAGTCTTGCTCAAATCGGTAATAGCCTTTGAGTAGAGCAGAGTTTTAGGACCATTGAAAATGTCCTTCATCTTGTCAATAGTTGTCATAGCCATAATCTAAAATATTTTAAATTGTTATACCTGAATACTTATCTAGTACGTAACCTTCCCTGTATGATTGTCACGGAAAAACCTGCGCCGTCGTCAGCCTGGATAGCAACGTTCGGTCTAGTAACGATGATGTTGTCTGTAGAAATTGGAAATCTTTCGAGGACAGCTTTGACTTTCTTATCCATTTCCGAAGGACTGAAACCGTTCGGATTCGCCGAGGAGGCCTTATCTCTTACATACACCTCTATCTGGATAGTGGTAGTATAGTAGTTGTAGGAGCCATCGTAGTTCATCTCGTTGTTCCTGATTGTGTACGGAGCACTTACGACGATGTAGCTACCTATTTTGGTATCCACAGCCTTAGGACGATTCCTGGGGTACACCTTGTCGCATATACCCTTTACGGCGTTCCCTAAGTCGAAATATATCTGCTTGATATCTACCATAGCTTACAGTTTGTTAAAAGTTGAACTATTGGCGTACACTACGCAGGCATCGAACATATCCGGAAGAGACTCGTATGTGTTGTAAACTGTCTCGAAAATGCGGTTCTCCTTATCGAATACTGCATATTCAATAGGACATATCGCAACGAGTGCCCAGTCTTTCCCGGTAGATTTCACCTTTCCTATACGTCCGTAGATAAGGTTTGGACCCCACTGGTGACCGCCACCGACTGAACCGGTGTAGCCTTTGTTCTCTCCTCCGTCGTAGTAGAACGGGAGATTGTATTTCTCTCCTTCTGCCAGGGTTACTCGCGTTGGTGCTTTTTCACCCTTCGAGGCACGCACCATGTAAATGAGCTTTCCTTTGTAATACACTGCTGCATAGAACGAAGTATATGCGTTACCGGTGATATTGTAGAACGTCCTGTTCTCTTTGAAATAGTTGACGGTTCTGTGAGCAAGTTCCTGCATAATCGCAAGCATCTTGTCATACGCCAGCTTTTCGACCCTTGGCTTAATCTGATGCTCGAACTGCGCTCCGAGAGACAGACGCTTTCCGCTAAAGTATTTCGCCATAATCTAAACCCTTGTTAAGTTCCAATATACGACGGTTCTGTTATTATCCGGCTCGCAGTCCTTTACCATACCTACCTCGGTATTGTTACCGACAGTGGAGTAGATGGTGTCGCCGTCAAGAGGACATCTGCCAGCATCCCATTCGTCATATCTGACAGGAATCGATGCCTTCCTCTTGTTCTGGTCGACGTTTTTGTCTCCCTCTGTAGTAGTATCTGTGTAGCTGCGGCCTTCGCCATAGTAGAGAATGATTCCCTTGTCCTCACCAACTGGAGCATCATCATCGGCAAACGGGTCATCAGGGTCGGCTTTTCCGACGACCTTCCTCACGATCTTGATGATGTGAGGGTATCTTGGGTTTCTGATGTTTTCCTTTTCCATACGCCTTATTTGATGATGTGAGGGAGAGGTTCTCCCCAAGGAGAATAATTCGCCCTCTTTACTCCGTGGGAGGTCACCCGGAAGGTGGACTTCTTCTTGAGCATCGAATCAGGCTCCAGCTCCGCATAGATAGCGTTAGCCTCTGCCTTCATCTCGCTCCTGTCGTTGTCCGACATATCATAGCCACCTCCCGAATGAGTCCATCCGTTATCGGAGTCGGAGGTGTTGTTCACCTTGCTCGGACCAAGAACAAACCATTTCAGCATGTCGGCATAGGCAAGTCTCACCTTGTCCTTGTCGCAGGCTTCGAGGTCGATGCCATTTTCAAGCTCCCTGTCGTGCATGATGCCCAACAGAGCCTTTATCGGCATCTCGAACTTCACCTTATTAATAAGGTAGTCGTTCACAGTGTAAATGTTCATCTCCGAATCCATAGTCATACAATCTAGTTACGTTAAAGAATTAACCCTTCTTGGTGATGTCGATAATCCAACGGTAAGGAGCATCGAGCATAGCAGGAACAGAAGCGAGGAACAAGTCTGTCTTGAACTCCTGGAACATACCGTTTGCGGTAACCATGTTACGGAGCAGACCGAGACCGTTGTTTGTCTGTGCCCAAGCTACATCCACGAGCTTATTGCCGAGAGTATCGAAGATTCGCTTGTCGAGAATCTCCTTGCGCATGAAACGCAATGGCTTACCAGCAGGGCGAAGAACGACTGTTCCGTCTGCCCAACCACGAATCTCGGTAACTGTTCCGTCGAAGCGCTTGTTGTGCTCAACCTCATCGACAATCTCGATAGGAGAAAGACCATTGAGGTCAACAACAGACTTCAGGAACATTGCGTTGTTCGGACCGTAGTTCTGCAATACTGCCACAAAGTTAGCGTTCGCCCAGCTCTTGTACAGCTCGGCAATCTGCTTGTTCTTTAAGAAGACGTTGTTGTAGTCGTTCTTGGTCATCTGCCATACGAGAGGTACACTGCGGTACTCAATATGACTGTTGCGCCAATCCTCCTCAAACTTACGCATCTGTTCGAGCAAGTCGCAGTTCTCGTCGTTCCAAGCAAGCTTGCCTGCCTTCTTGAAGTTCTCGGCTGGAACCTTTGCGTCATACAGGGGCTCCTGGATACCGCGACCGATCTTGTCGTAGTCGATGACACCCTTAGAACTCAACTGTGCTGACATGTATGTCATAGTCATGTCAAGAGAGTCATACAATACCTGAACCTTGTCGAGATAAGCATCAACCAGGTCTGCATCGTTGCCGAACTCATCCTGGAGAAGCTTCATCTTGTGATAACGCTCTGTCGCAGTCTCACGGAAGCCGTCAGCAGCGAAGTCTGGGATTGAAGCGGTATACCACTCAATACCCTCGTGGTCGTTCTGATAGCCCTCGCCGAGAGGGGCACGGAGGTTCATCAAGGTTGCAGGGTTCAAAGTGCGAAGACGAACCTTGAAGGTTGCGTCGCCATTATTAGATGTAGGGGTGAGGTTTGGATCAATGTCACCCTGTGTCAGATACCAGCCGTTGTTACAGCGCAATACGCCGTCACGATTGACGAACTTCTGAAGGTAAGTGTTGTTACCCTTACCAGTGAAGAACTTCGCAAGCTGCTCGACACCAATATCAATTTTTGCCATAATCCTGAATCAATCTTTTTACGTTAGACAATAGGTTAAATGTGCCAGAACTCTGGGTAGAGTGACTTGTTCATCGCCTTAACGGCAGGAGGAACAGGACCCATGCGGTCAAGCCACATAACGCAGTCTGGATTCAACATACAGAAGTTGTTGTTGTTGCGAGGCTGATGATACTTGTCTCCGCCGGCATTGAAATAAGGAAAATCGTTGTCGCTCGGAGCAAAGCAGTTAGGGTTGGTCACCATAGGCAATACGGATTCGCCTGCACTTGCAGCCTCAACCAATACGTCACCTACCTTCAATGTGCCGAGAGCAGCAGAAAGAGTAACCTTCCAAACGTCACCTGCGGTATCATCAGTAGTAGCCTCGACTGCTGAAATAGTCACACCCTTTGCCTTTGTCTTGAAGTCCTTCTGACCGACCATGATGGTGTCGCCAGGGAACGGAATGTGAACGAAGCCGTTACGAACGATGTAGATGTCTGTGTCTGTAGCCGCAGTTGTAGCCTTTGCTACACCGTAAGCCTTCAGAATCTTGAATGTCGCGCCAGGTCCGTCGTTGCCAGCTGTAAAACCAAGGTCGTGCTCAATCAAGTCACCGGCATAAATCTTAGCCTGACCTTTGAACGGATTGACGAGCTTGCCACCAATAGGTGGGTGAACGAAGGCATTCTTGATGAGTGCCTCAAGGCCAGCAAACACGTATCGGGTTCCACCGACCTTACCTTCTGTCTGAACAATGGTTGCGCCGTGGTTCAGCATACCACGAGTACCCATCTGTTCCATGTAGGAAATAGAAGTGTTGTCCATAATCTTTTTACCTTTTTAAAATTGTTATCCTGAAATTACTTCTTGTCTCCACCGCCGAATCTCTTCTTTCGACGCTCGGCCACTTCTTCCATAAACTTGTCATCATCTGTGGACGTGCCTCCGCTAGACGTGCGACTGCCTTTTGCAGGAATACCGTTTTCACCGGTAGCCTCCTTGTACTCTGCGGTGTAGATCTTCTCAGCCTTAGAAACCAGGTCGTCGATGTTGGCATCTTCGTCCGGAATCTCCAGCTTTGCGATTGCAGCATTGAGGAAGTAGTTCTTCATTTCAAGGTTTGCCTTGTCGAACTTATCCTTCAAACCTGCCTTTACAGACTCGATGGTCGCCTTCCTTGCAGCCTTCTTGTCTCTTTCTGCGTTAGCTTCCTTGAGGGCTTTGATTTCTTTGAGAAGCTCGTTGTATTTGTCGTCAGGATCGCCATTCTTGGCGGCCTCCTTACGCTTGCGCTCCTCTTCCTCTTCCTTCTTCTTGCGTTCAGCCTCCTCCTTGCTCTTCTTTACCTCGTCAGAGATATTCTTGTGCAAGTTGCCGTTGATACGCTTCAGACGGTTTGCTAACTTGGTAACCAACTTGGAATTTGCTTCCTCGTCATCACCGAAATCTTCCAAAACATCATCAAGTTCCTCATCGATGGTCTTTTGGCTAAGTTCTTTGAACTTGGTGGTATCAACCTCCTTGTTCACTAATGCTAAGAGTTCCTCTCTTGTCATGTTGTTTTTTTGATTAAAATGTTATCCCGAAAGTGGTCCCTCCACCTCGAAAACGTATAAATATACCTTTTATTTTGCAAATATATGAATAAATATGCAATTATCCAAGAAAAATTGTATATTTTTGCAGTATTAAATGTATATTTATGCAAAAGGAAGTATTTTCAGGATTAAAATTGGATAACGGAGAGCCTATTTACACTCAAGAGTATATCCAATCATTAAGAGACGCCGACAAGAAGCATCCCGACAAGCTGAAGATTATAGCTCAGCGTGGCGGTCAGGAACGCATGCTGTCTATAGACGCTGATATTAAGATAGTTGGCGGTTCGCGAGGCGGCTCCAAATCGTTCTCATCCCTAATGGAAGTTCTGAAGGATATTAAAAATCCAGATTTTCATGCAACAATTCTTCGTAACGAAAAAGACGACTTACAGTCCTTAGTGACAGACTCTTATAAATTGTTCTCCCAATTTGGAACTTACAATAAGTCGCAAAACGATATGACCTGGAACTTCAATAACGGAGGATGGCTTAAATTCTCGTACTATGCTGGAGCCTATCAGGACTTCAAGACACGATTTCAGGGTCGCCAGTATGCCTATGTCTGCATCGATGAGGGTACTCAGTGCCCATACAAGAAGTTCAAGTACCTCTTGACCAACAACCGAAACGCAGCACATATCCGAAACCGCTTTTGGATTACATGTAACCCTGACCCGGAATCTTGGGTACGAAAGTTCATCGACTGGTGGGTTGACGAGAACGGCTACATCATACCGGAGCGAGACGGAGTTATTCGATACTGCTTCATGGATGGAGATACACCGGACTCAATCTACTGGGGTGACACAAGGGAAGAGGTGTACGAGCAGTGTAAGGGCATCATCGATAGCCTCTGGAAGGACAGCTACGAGGAGCTTGGATACACGAAGCTCGAAATGTTTATTAAGTCAGCAACGTTCATCCGTGCAGACGTATCAGAGAACATTAAGCTTATCTCCACCGATGCATCATATATCGCCAACCTTGCCCAACAGGACGAAGAGCAGCGTATGCGAGACCTGGAAGCTAACTGGAACTGGAAAGCTGCCGGAGATGATATGATCAAGATGGAAGATCTTGATGAAATCTACGACAATGCAGAACAGATAGGAGATGGAAAGCGCAGAGCCTCTGCCGATATCGCATTCACCGGCGGCGATAACTTCGTAATGTGGCTTTGGGAAGGATGGCATTGTAAAGACTTGGTTGTGCTGAGGCTGGACCCTAAGACTCTTGTTTCGGTAGTTGAAGCTAAGCTGAGAGAGTGGGGCGTTGAGGAATGCAACTTCACTTACGATATGCAGGGCATAGGTCAGTACTTCAAGGGGTTCTTCAAGGATGCCGTCCCATTCAACAACCAGGCAGCACCTATCGCTAGGAATCATCAGGAAGAAGAAGGAATCAAATACCTCTATAAGGATTTGAAGTCTCAGTGTGCATGGTTATTCTATAAGATGATAAAGGAGAAGCAGATTTCCATCGACTCAGCCCTGCTTGAAAGAAAGTATTCCGGAAACGGATTCTACAAGGTTCCTCTCAGACAGATTCTTCAGAAGGAGCGTAAGATGCTCAGACGTGACGAGAATAGCGATGATAGGGGATTCAAGCTGTTACCTAAGAAGATTGCCAAGAAATATGTCGGGCACTCGCCTGACTTCTTTGAATCTTGGTTTTATGTAATGATATTCAGTTTAACAAAAAAGAAAAATAAAAAGGTAAAAGGATTATGGATGCTATCAAGGTAACAAATTTCAGAAAGATTCTGGTAAAGAAGCCTTTCTTTGAACTCACGCCAAAGGGGTACATGACCCACGATGGCTATTGCAGGAACGAGGTGTCCGATAATGAAGACCCTCAGATGCCGCAAGATACATTGTACAGAGTGATTAAGACTCAGAAGGACTTCCTTCGTGAGTTCTATCCTACGTCCCACAAAATCTTCGACAAGGATCTCTACCCTGACATCTGGAGAAAGAACCCGGAAGACGGGAAATGGTATGTCCAGGAGATTCAAAGAACGGCATTTGCTTTCCAGCAAGTTATTCATACGAAGCACGTTCTCCACATGACAGGTAACGATATTCAGTTTGAGCTTGCCGGTGATCCTGAGATGAAGAAACAGGAAGAGTATATTAATCTCCTTGCCAAGTTCAAGAAGGGATGGTATATGCACGATATGGAGATTCGTCACTATGAGGCTGTAAGTTCGTACATGAAGGTTGCTGAGGCTGCTGTAGTCGGATTCTTCGATAAAAACAAGAAATTCGGTACTCGCACATTGGCTTTCGATAGAGTAGACACATTGTATCCTCAGTTCGACCCTCTTACTGGTGAACTCGTTGTGTTTGCTCGCAAGTATTACGACTTCGACGAGGAAGGCAATGAAAAGATTGAATGGGTAGAGGTGTGGGATGACAAGAAATTCTACCGCTTCAAGAAGCAAGTTAACGAGGGCAAGGTCAAGGAGACTATCAAGAGAATTGCCAAGATATTCGGAATCGACGACTACACTTGCGTTGAAGAGAAAGATCACGGCTTCCCATTTATCCCTGTTGCATACGTAAGAAACGATGACGGTCCATGCTGGTCTGTTGTACAGAAGAACATCGAGGACTACGAGGAAGCTTTCTCTTATCTCTGCGAGAACAACAAGGCTTACGCCTTCCCTATAATGAAGTTGAAGGGCGATGGTGACGACATTACCGTTGTTGGTGACACGAATGGTTCTGCAAAGATGATTCAGATTACAGATACGAATGGTGATGCTGACTTCATTAACGGAACAGACGCTTCCGATGCATTTGCGACACAGCTCAACAAGTCGTATGACCTCATCTATGAGCTTTCGTTCACAGTAAAGCCACCGGAGCTGAAGTCGGGTGACCTTCCGGGCGTTGCCATCAAGCTGCTCTATTCTCCTGCCATCGAGGTTGCAGAGAACGATGCTAAGAAGATGCATCCGTTCCTGGATCAACTTGTTCGTATCTCAAAGTATGGTATCGGAGTTGAAGAAAACTGCATGGCCACTATGACCGGTCTTCCTATTCACGCTTGGGTGGAAATCTATGTGCATCAGAATAAATCTGAAATAATAACAAACTTAGCAACAGCTGTTCAGAACAACTTCCTCTCAAAGCAGACTGCATCTGAGCGTTGCCCAGACTTCCCAGTTAACGATGAATACGACCGTATCATGCGCGAGAAGAAGGAAGAAGACCAGCAGGACCTCCTTATGGATATGCAACGTGCGGATAACGAGACCGAGAATGCCATCGAGGAGCAGAAGGCAACGGCGAAGATTCAGAATGGAGGCAGCGGAAACGTACGTACTGGTCGTGGCGCTGGCAGGCCGAACAAAAGCGGTCGAGAATACGATTCTAACCGAAACTGGGATGGTCGTGTGAATTGGGACAAAGGAGTAAAGTGATAGTATAAATATTCTAAAAAATATTGCATAAATATTCATTAATTGTATAAATATGCAATATTTTTTGTATATTTGCAGTGAGGATAGGCAGGAGTAGCTACCTGTTGACAAGGGTGAAATCTCGACACCCTTCCTCTTCTGTATTTTTCGAGATTAACTTAATTATTCGGGATATGAAATCAGAAAAAGAAATTTGGAAGCCTGTGGTTGGCTTAGAGGATCGTTATATGATTAGCTCTCTTGGAAGGGTGAAATCGTTAGCTTACGACATTGTGGATTCTATCGGCAGACACGTACACCGAAAGGAGAAGCTTATGAAAGTTAAAGTGTGCAGCAGCACCGGATACCCGCAAGTAAACTTGTGGGTGGGTGAAAAGAATAAGCCTTTTAGTATCCATAGATTGATAGCTGAGGCTTTTATCCCAAATCCTAATAATTATCCTTGCGTAAATCATATAGACGAAGACCGCTCAAATTCAGTTCTTGGCAACTTGGAATGGTGTACTTATGGGTATAATACCACATACGGATCCGCGAGAGAGAGACGAAGAGCGTCTTTAAAAGCGTTCTACGAGGATCATCCTGAACTTAAAATAACGATTAACGAAAGAGGAACTTCTTTTCGTATTTGTCAATACGAGACAAATGGCAAACTTGTCAAAGTTTGGGACGGAGGATTGTCCGAGATTGAAAAATGCTTCGGCAAGACTGGTGTCATCGAAGGCTGCATTCATCATAAATGCAATTCTGCACGCGGTTTCGTCTGGAGATACGAGGGAGATCCATTTTCTTATAATCCAAAGGCTCCCGGGCCGAGGCGAAGAGTTGCTGTTATGCAGTTTGATTTGAGTGGAAAATATATCCGCACATTTCATAGCATAAATGAAGCCGCAGATTATCTTGGTAAGAGATCGAGAAATTCCGATATAACGAATTGCTGTAAGGGAAATTGTAAAACTGCTCATGGTTATAAATGGAGGTATGCAAATGGATAATGAGTTAAAACGTTCTGTCGATTACAGCAGAAAGCGTTTGCAGGCAATCCGAAACTGCGATGACCATGTTGCAGATATTCTCTGGAAATCAACACAGAAGATAGTTTCCGCAAGTAAGCGATACAGAGGCGTGGGCAGGCTCACAAACGAGTCAGCCCTGCTCTCTTACGCCAAGAATGTTACTGCTGAGGCAGAGGAGAGTATCAACAGCTATATCTCTGCCTACTCAAAGGCTTCATGCAAGATTCTCGGGATTGACAGCGAGAACATCGAATCGTTTCTCGTCAGCGACATCTACGGAAAGACGACATCTGAAAGAAACGCTGTCTATCTCGGAAACTTTGCTGAAGATATTGTAAGGATGATCAAGGCAGGAACTCTGATGGGATATTCAGACCAGCAGCTCCTATCTTCCATCCGAACCGGCTACAAGGACCCATATCACACATCAGTCATCACCAAAGCGAAGAGAAAGGATATCAACATCGATGTTCCTTCTTACGGAAAAGGATATTACAGAAATGCCTATCAGAATATCGTAAGAAACGCTTCTCAGGTGATTGCCTTAGCATGGGGACAGGCAGAGCAGGAGTATGGGCAGGAGAACAAGGCTATTGGCTACTTTGTTCACAGAGGCAGTAGCTACAACTGCCCGGTGTGTGATGGCCTATGTGGGTATATGCATCCATTAGATACGATGGTAATTCCCGCACATCCCAACTGCGCTTGCCGTGTTGAGCTAGTTTTTCGGAGAAAATAATAAAAATGCTGTATAAATATGCAGTATTTTTCGTATATTTGCATTGGGATAGGTTGGAGTAGCTACCAACTGATAAGGCTAACTCAGTGGGCCTTCCCTTTCTTTTAATCACTGAGGTAACTTTTAAATTCACTGAGGATGGATAACAGTATTGAAATTTGGAAAGACATTGAAGGATACGAAGGTATGTATCAGGTTAGCAACATGGGAAGAGTTCGCTCTTTAGACAGAGTGAAGCCGAACTCTGGAGGGCAAATCGCAAAAGGACACATTCTGCCACATAGCGACAATGGGCATGGTTACCGATTCGTTTCACTTTGGAAATTCAATAAAGGAAGACGTTTTTATGTCCATCGACTTGTTGCATCTGCATTTATCCCAAATCCAAACAACTTTCCGATTATAAATCACAAGGATGAAGATAAGTCAAACAATAGGCACGATAACTTAGAGTGGTGTACACAGAAGTATAATATAAATTATGGTAATCACATGAAGCGTCTAAAAGAGTCATATATTGCAAATGGTAACAATAGACCTATTGACGTTTATGATATGAAAGGTACATTCCTAAAGACTTTCGATTGTAGCAACGAGGTCTGTAAAGAACTAGGAGTTCAGCGTAGAGGATTGTATCTTGCATGTCAGGGTGTGACAAAAAACTACAAAGGCTACCGTTTTGCTTTCCATGGAGAGCCATTAAAGAAATATGAGCCTGGTAGAGGCTTTTCGAAAGTGATACATGTGTTCAAATATGACTCTGAAGGGTACTTGGTTTCTTGGTATGATTCTATGAGGAATGCAGAGCGAGACAACGGAATGGGCCGCGGCTACTTGAGAACACACAATATAAAGCATAATGGAAATATTGTCAAGGATGGTTTCCGATTTGTATTAGCAATCCAATAATAGTTTGCTACTGCTACACAGTATTTGCATTCAAGGATAATAAAAAGAAATAAGATTATGATTGAAGAAACAAAAGGATACACGTTATCCGTCGATACATACAAGAAAGCGAAGGCGCTCAAGATGAAAGACCCTCGCTATTACATCTACGCAAGCCTCCGTGGTTCGGGTATGTCTGTTCGTGACAGCTGGGCCATCGCATTCCAAGGAGAAGGAATAGGTGTGTGGGAGAAATCATTCCTCGAAAACGAGATGAACAAGCTCGAAGCCCAGGAGTCCGTTCAGAAGAGAATCGCAGAGGTACAGGGCAAGAAAGCGAAGAACGAGAACGCCGATGAGCTCACCCAGGAGGAACTTATTAAGGCTACCTCGAAGGAAGAGATTCTGAGAAACCTCGTTATCGCTCAGCGCAAGCAGAAGTTTGGCTCTCCAGAGTGGCAAAAGACGACTGCCATGATAGCCGACTACTCTAAGATTAAGCAGGACGAAATTGATACAGAAAATAATGTGGTCCACTACTATATTCCTCTATCAATGCCTCGATGCTGCGAGGACTGCATTATCTTCAAAAATGGTCAGGCGACTTTCCAAAAGAAGAAGAAATAGTTAAATCCGTGTTAAAGTAACTTTGTTTTACTAGAAATTCAGCAAAACCAAGTACCTTTGCAAATAATTAATGTTCACAGGTTCTTTCTGCTGAGCATAATTCTAAAATTGGTTAACAAAGAGGGGCAGCGTCTTCACAGATGCTGCCCCTCAACTATATATATAAAGTAGAAGAAAAATATAAATTCAATCAGGATACTTCTCTCCAGTGATGAGCTCAAGAGTCTTTCTGATCCGATCTTCAAGCATATCGTCATTAAAAGTAGGAAGAACGCCGTATGATGGCAGTTTCTTCGTCTCTGCGGCCTCCAAAATAAACTGGAGTGCCTGTACTAGGGAAGTATGGTCTTGAACGACCTCAAGCAATTTATCGCTCATCCTTGCCTCCTTCCTTCTTAATCTGTTCTGCCATCTCAAGAATAGTCTCGGCGTGCTTATCGCGGTCGATGACTTCCTGTACGGCCTCATCGCTTTCCTTGCGAAGCTGCTCTTCTGTCTTACCCTCGTCGGCAGCAGCATTCAGTCTCGCAGCCTCACGAGCAAGGTACTCGTCACGAAGCTTCAACTTACCTGCCGTATATTCTGCATCGCCAGGCAACGATGTATCCGCATACATAAGCTGGGCAAATGCCTCGATGATGTTTCCATCATCCTTGGAGAACTCATAATGGTCTCCTACGGCCACAGGAACACATTCATCGAGTGCAGCGTACATTGATGTACCGATAGAGTACTCGATTCCCCATGTGCCGGCAATGTTAGCAATCTTGATGAAAGGCAGCGAGCCTCTCTGTAAATGCTTCTTGATCTCAGCAGGGATATCCTCTCTGAGTGAAGCAACCTTCTTCTTCGACAAGCTCTTGCTGAACTTCAGTACGGTGAAGTGTCTTGTCTTGATAGTCTTTCCAAATGGTAACGCCATGATAACTATATTTTAAAGTTCAACTTTTATTTCCTTATACTCGAAATGCTCACAAGAAGGATCTTCTTCCGAAGTAAACATATTCACGGTAGGGTGATGACAAACTCCATTCTTGAAGAAGAAACAATCCTTGCAAGTGTAATCAGTCTGTTCCATGTTCCTTACGTTTTTGATATTCCATCAATGTCAAGATACAATAGTTAGCGCAGTCAAGAAGAGCATCTTCCAATGGCTCGTTAGCAACTTGCGCTTCATTATCCTTCAACGTCTTGATGCGATTCACTTTCTCGCGTATCTTTCCGTAGCCGTAGTTGATGCCAAGCTCATCATACATCTCTGAGAACGCATTTCCATAGTCGTGATTTTTGCGCTTATAGGTATCGCTCATCTTGTCGGTGATATCCTTGAAGCGGTCGGCATCACTCTTCTCGGATTCTTTTTTGATTGGTGTTTCTTTAAAAACCGAGAAAATAGAATACATCGCCAAATCAACTATATCCACACAAACTGCTGCTAACTCGGATTTAAAGAATGCTACGATTTCACATTTTTTATCCGGTATAGCTATATCGATAACCTTAACATGTTGAATCCTATTACTAGAGCCTAATGGGTCTATTTTATCAGCAAACACCGGGTCTGCAATCTTAATCAAATTACCCTTTGTAATCTGCAAGACAGACCCAACCTTAATATCTTCTATTCTAATCATAAGCTATTTCTTAACTAAACGTTCATAATACTCCTTACACTTTTTGTAAGCCTCCGATTCAGACAATGCCATAGCATCATCAAAAGAAATACTTTCATTCATCAAGAACAATCTAACGTTCCTCTCACCAAGCTTCTGTAAGTCTCGGTTAATATAATGCGAGAATCCGATTTTTGAAGCCTTGGCAGTATTCTTCGCTTGGAAATAGAATTCATCATGCTCATCATAAAACGTTCCTTCCTCGTACACCTCACACATCACACCTTTTTTACAAAGCTCTGTGTCGTGCTTTGTTTTGTCAAGCTCGTACACGTTAATGCCAGTAATGGTATCTATCTTATCGTGACTTCTCCATCCATTCTTTAAAACCTTATAGCAATAATTTCTCATAAGCTATTTCTCCTTATCTTTAATTTCAACGAAATCTCCAATGCCCAAACGAGCCTTGTTGATGCAAGACGCAATCCAACCAATCAGGTAGGCAGAAGGCTCGTCTCCGTGCTCCATACCAATAGCTTCCTCGATGGCATCGCAGGCGTGAGAAGCCTCGTGGCAGCAATAATCCATCGACATATCCTTCGAGCATTGAAACGAGACTAGAACACCACGTCTGTTGTCGCTCTTTCTGACAGCATCTGAATACGTAACGCCGCCGTAATCTCTATCGGGAGCATTGCACCCGTCAAAACTGGAATCTATCAGCTCTTTCAAGTCTTTACCGATGTGTACCCAAAGTTTCAAAGGGTAGATTCCGTTTCCGTATTCGTAATATCCTTTCTTCTTCATATTCTAAACTATTTAAATTTCTCGAAATAGAACTCAATAGGTCTATCAAAGTGCTCTTCGATTAAACCATAAGCTAGCGACATCTTTACCTGAAAAGAAGCTTTACCATTAAGCAGACCTTTCGCTTGTCTTGTAATCTCTGAGCGAAATTGTTCCAAACTCATATCACGCTTACGAAGATTACAAGACCTGCAAGATGGCATATAGTTCTCCATGGTATCATCGCCATGGGATACGACAAACTTTCCATCCTTGTCGCTCCACCGAGAGTAACAACCTCGATTCTTCGGAACAAAATGGTCAACCTGCATATCCTTATACTCTATGCTCTTGCCGCAATAAGCACAATGCCCATCGTATTTGCGATATATTTTAAGTCTATCTTCTTTTTTCATAATCATTAATTATGTAACCTACCAATATGCCACTTTGAGCAAACCTTACATAAGTAGGGATGCCAACCAAGTGCCTTCAATCTCGGATTCTGATTCAGAAACTCCCAAGCATCATCCTCTGTCCCGTATGCAACCTTCGCCTTCCATGAATGAACCTTCCTGGTCCAATGCTCCGGGTCTGGCTTTAATGGCGGAACCTTGTTCGGATTGTGATGTCTTCTCATATCTGCCATCTTAATCAATTTTGATCCTCGTACTCCTCAAACTTTTTGCGTATCTGTTCAAACCAGAATACTCGAAAATCGTCATCGGAAGCCTTCCACATCTTCTTCAGCCATTCATAATTAAGGCGCTCAATGGTTTTTCGGATTCTGTCGCCGTAGAGGATTTCGAGCAGCATCTTGTCAAAACCACCTTCCGGCTCAAAGCTCACGTCAAGCGTTATGCTGTGATCCTTGTATCGGCAAGACGACATCTTGATACCAGACTCGAACGCTTTGTCCACAACATTATGAATAGATCCGCGAATTCTGTCGCCATCTATAAATGCATCGGATATACAAAACATAAGTTTTTCTCCCATAAGCTATAAACATTTAAATGAAACACTATTCAACGTCCTGTTTACCGCAATCTCCCTCTCGTTACACATGGTCCTCATGCACTCCAGGGCATCCTCGCGGACAGCAGTCATAATCTCGCTCATCGAAGCGGTGGCCGGAACAATATTCCCGTCAGCCTTCTTCTTCGTGATACAGGAGATAATCTCCTTGATATATTCCTTGTCTATCATAGAAATCTGTTTAAAGATGGCCGCCGACCGTGGAAGGGACTCGAACCTCCCGTCTGCCCGGACTTATGCCCGAAGGCATGTCCCACCGCCCTGCGGCCACCAGTATTGTTTAATCATCAGGCTGAATGAAGCTCTCCGGCTGTTTGATATCCTCCTCACCACGCAATTTATTCTTCACGTCATTGATGAGAAGCTCCTGCTTCAGGTCAATCATCTGCGCGCCGTACACCTGATACGTCATTCCGCCCTGTGACCTCTTCTTGAAGAAGCCGTACTTGTCGCTCATATCACGCCCGAACTTCTGAATCGTAGGGATATCCTTCTCCTCGACATCGTTGGCCTTGCAGAACTCGACGAATCTCTCGTACATCTCCTTGGCAAGCATGCACTCCGAAATCTCACCCCTCGCTTCTTGGCTACACCTCATATCATACGCCCTTATCCAGGCATAGATAGGATTGCTTCCAAGAAGGGAGATGAGCAGCTGCCTCCTGCTGCCCTCAGCTGCCGGGAACCTGTACTTCCTGCTCCTCAGCTCCATCGCGCCACGGAATATCCAGTTGAACACTCCGCTCAGCTCCTCACGGATGATCTTGCTCGCAAGCTCCGGGTCCTGCCTTTCCTTTGGGATGGTCACATCGAAGCTCACGTACTGCAAGCGTCTGATGAATCCGAGCGAGGCATCATCAGGGAACGGAAGCTCGTTGAGGTTGAAGATGAGGTAGGGGATTGAGTTTCCCTCCAGGATATCCCTGCCGAGCTTTCTCATCGGGACTGGCTCGCCGCTCACGAGTCTCTTAAACATACCGGTGTTCTTCCTTCCGAACTTCTTCGGGTCGGAATCGGAAGACCAGTTGAAGATGGCGTTCCTGATGGGATACCTTCCCCTCATTCCCTCGTCTCCGTCAGCAGTGAGGTCGGCGTAGTCCATCTTGCTTATCCTGTCCTTGCCGAATATGTTGCAGGCAACGTCGAAGATGACGCTCTTTCCGTTGGCTCCCGTACCTATAAGGAGAAGACATAGCTCAATCTTCGATGATTCCTTCCCCTCATACGGATTGTATGCAGTACCTCTCTGTATGAGACCGAGACCGAGGAACATCTGGAGGATCATCCTCGACGTCCTGTCTGGGAGGACCTCCTTGATGAAGTTCATCCACCTGTCGCACTTCGCCTTCGGATTGTAGTCGTATGGGTGGTAGTATGTGACATGGTACTCGGGAGAGAACGGCATCACGTTCGGATACTTCAGACCGCTGCCGAAGTCAACAACTCCGTTTGCGAATGCAACGATGTCGAAGGTAGGTCTCAGTATGTTGTAGCACTCTATCACCTCCATGAATGACTTGTTCATCACCGTACTGATGCCGAGCATCGGAGACATGGCCAGGTCGAGGAGCAGAAGCTGGTAAGCCTGTTCCAAAACTATCTTCGGAACAGCTTCGTATATCTTGCCGTTGAACATGTAGTAAGCACCGTTGTAGTACTTCACCGGAGCCTTCTTCGCCAGATGTCTCATTGACCTGATGAAAGTAGACTTCAGCTTGTTGTACTTATCAGAGTTTGCCTTACCCCAGTCCTGGCAACGGAGCGCTTCGAAGCCGTACTCGTCATGCCTCAAAAGGTCTAGCAACTGAGCGTGCAATGTGTCTATAGCAATACCATTTTCCATTTATGTACAATAATAATATTAATTTTCCGTTATTGTGTAGGATAAACCCCGATAAACAGGGGCTTTCTGAAGGATAACACGTGTCAGGTCGTCCTTATAACATGTCGTCTATAAAATATCGACAATACAAAGATACAGATAATATCCTGAATATCCAGTAAAACCCTAGTAAATAAAGGGTATAAATATACATTTTAGGTATACATTAAATGAAGGATAGGTATACATTTATGGTTTGGTCTGCTAAGTAAGAGTTTATGCTATCAAATGTTAATAAATAACGGATGAATGAATATGCATAATTATCCTTTATGGTAGGAAGTAATTAAACTTTACAAAAAGGCTGAAAAATCGGAAGAAAAAATTTTTAGATGAGGTGACTACCGCGCTGATTTATAGCTACAAAGGGGGTGTGGGGGTGTTTCCTCTGAAATATTTACATTTTGTGTCGGTTTATATAGTGTAAACCATCGTGAAACATTATTTTTGTAATTATTTCAAATTGCCGGTTTATATTTATAAAAAATTTACGTAACCCCTTAATAACCAACACTTTATAACTTTGTTTATATTCATTTTCTTGCATAAATATACGTTATTACTATTCCGCGAAACATCAAAACTTATTACAAAATACTTGACCAAAATATATTTACCATATTTATGCATGTATAAATATTCGTGTTTAACTTATTAAATACATTTTAACGAAAAAGATAAAAGATTTTTACAAATATAGTTAAAACCATTAACATAAACTGCCACTTTGTCGAGTGTAACTACCTGTAAACCAATTAGTTAGCAATTTGCAAAGATTAATGTTTATTAAGTTAAATATTTAACAATTACTGCCACTATAGCTTCATAAATGCTTGATTATTAGATAGTTACAAGTCTGCCACGTTGTCGAGAACGTTAATTTATTTAAACCTTAACAATTACTGACAAACGCTGTAATTATTGTAAATGGCTAACTAACTATAAATCAAGCACTTGCAAAAGGTTAAATGCATAAACACTCAATTTTTTACTGGTTGTTTGGTACGTGGTTTGCAGTTAGATAGGTAGCTAACATATGTTAGTTATAACATTTAAACACAATAAGTTATGGATAAAGAAATTAAAGGTGCTCAAGGGTATGAGCACGCAAGTACTAAGGTTGCAAGTTATGTAACAGAGTGCAAAGGTAGCGCAGTTTTAGCGCAGAGTCTAGAAGTGCTTAATAGTTACCGCAAAAAGCTATTAAGCGAGTGCAAAGATAGCGAAGTTGTAAGCGCAAAGAAAGAACTAGAGATTGCGCGTGCTAAGTACAACAAGCTAGCTACAAATTATGTACTTTCAGACGAAAGTTACTGCAATTTGCAAACAGAATGTGTTCGTTCTGCTGTTAGCGAGTTTTCTCGCAAACACAAATTGCCTAATTTCTTTGCTTGGTTTGATAACAACGGCAAAGACAAACAAACAACGATTATAGATAGTTTGCAGCGTCTTGGCTCGAAATTGTGCTCGTTGCATCAAGCATTTGCAAGCGGTGCAAAGGTAGCAAAAAAGAAGAGTGAAAGCATAACAGACCTGCAAAAACAGATAGCAGAACTACAGGCAAAACTAGCCGCTGCACAAAAGTAGTAACTAGATAGGTAGCGAAAAACTACCTATCCTTTACCCCCTTACATTTTCCCCGCTGACTATCTGACCGGTAGCCAGTGGGAAATTTACACCGTACAAATTCCGTGCGGTGCGGGTCGTCGTATCCTTATTTTCCCACACGATTTTGGAAACCTTGTCGTGGTGTGTGGGCTTAACTCAGAGAGAGAATTTATTCTCCCTCAGGGGACTAATTGCCAAAATTCAAGAGAAGTATCTCAGTAAATCGAGAGTGCGAGAGGCACACCGAGATGGGAGAGAGTAACGTGTTACTCAGAGACATCCATCCGAGAGATACGCAAAAATTCCTGGCGTGAGCGTCGAATGAGATGAGACGGCACGACGGCTAGGGGATTTGTATCATCTAGCGAGATGAGAGTTTTAGAAAGAAATCATAATTCATATTCTATCCCGTTGGCTGCGGGTTAAGGGATACGAGATATCCTGAAAAGCTGCGTGTTGGATGGCACGTGGAGTGGTTTCCGTTGCATGGATTTTCCTGCACATCATATTCGCTCATAGTTTTAAAAGTGTGGGCTAGCGAATATAAAACGCACTTTCTGAAATCGGTTGCTTGTCATCCGTGCGAGATTTATCTCCTCAGAAATAAACAAGCTGCTGGCAGAAGCATAAAATCTGTAGGGTGTGAGCCACGTAGTTAAGACGATAAAGATAAAACGTGGTGCAAAGATGCACGTCCTGGCTAACGGGGCGGGGAGAAATCTCCGCTCTACAATTATGAACCATTTAAATAAATAGGATTATGAAAGAACAGATTTTGAAGAAGATAGGAAAGACGCTTGTGCGTATTAATGTAACTGACCAGAGTGCAGAGGATGCCTACGATGAACTCGTTAACAGCAGCCCTCGCCTGTTTGGTATGCTTTCCAGTATCTACAGACTGAATGATGAAGAAGAAAGATTCGCTTGGTCTGCCGGAATTCAGTAGCCTAAAATCTCCCTACGTTTGTAGGGAACAATAACCAAAAATATTAGAATTATGAGTACGCTAAGAATTAAATGCCTCGATATGTGCGAGGTTGAGAGTATCATTTCAGACGCTCAGGAAATTCTGAGCCATGTTGAATTCGGATCATTACAGAATGGTGTGCTTACATTATTCTGTGAGATATGAGCCTAAAAATCCGTAGCCAGTACGATAATTGTCGTGTGTGGCTACGGAACAATTACCCAAAAAAAATATAGATATGAAAGTGAGACAAATCATTTATTCAAGTACGATAATTGTGCTTGGATTTATTCAGAGTGCGCCGGCATTCATGTGCTTGGCAAGTACGATAATTCTCCTGAATGTGCTTGGAGTTCTTTATGGGATTCTGCTTGTATATTTGTGGAGAAGTACGATAATTGGCAGGTGGTTCTTCAGGGAGTTGTGGAGATCTACACTCCGCTTGGAGAATTTCATCCTGCCTGGAGTGTGAGAGATTTGAAAAGTACGATAATTGTGCTTGGAAAATTTCAGCCTAAAAACTGCTCATTCAATTTGGGCAGTACGATAATATAACCAATTAAATTACAGAATTATGAAACAGAGAATTTTTATCGCAGTGTTTGTTTTCGTGTGTCTTGCACTTGTAGCCGTATCCGTTGACAGCGTGAACTGTCACAGAGCGAACGTGATGCTGAGAAAGACAGTTATCAGCCAGGCGAATGAGATTTCAGAGCTTAACGGCTGTCACACATCAGAGGGCACTACGATGTTCGTAGGTCTCAGAAAGTAGCCAAAAATGTGCTCAGGCATTTTCCTGGGCATACTATGTAGAACCATTAAACAAATCGAATTATGTTAGACAAGAAATCACAGAAGAATTTTGAGCGTGCGCTTATGCATGAGATGGAGAAGATCAAGATTGCTGCGCGCCAGTGGCATAGCAACAATACTAAGGGCTACAGAGATTATCGTAGCAAGGAGGCTATCTCCAAGAGCTTCTCTGAGATTGCAGTATTGTGCATGAGCTAAAAAGTGCGTGGCGATTGTCACGCATACTATTCACCAATATTTAAGAATTATGATAGATGAAGAATACAAGGAGAATGTAGAGTACATACTCTCTACGATTTTGCCTAAGTTGCAGGAAATCCAAAAAAAAGTATTGAAAAATCAATCAAGACTGAGCCTTGAGGTTAGCGTTAGCAATAAAAACGGCGAAGGGTATATAAGTTGTTTTGCCTGTGTCATGAATGACATGGGAGAAATAACGGATACTTGTTTTCCACGTTTCATCTGCGTATGCAGCAAAGAGGAGATTGACGAGCGGCTTAACGAACTTAAAGAGTTCATCAAGAAGTACATAGCCTGAAAATTGAGGGAGTTTTATCTCCCTCTCCTATAAACCAAAAATGTAGAATTATGAGCAAATGGGTACAATTCTATCACAAGATTAATAAGTTTGACCTTGTGAACATGAGATTTACGGATGATTTCAGTATCGTGGAAATGGTTGGCATGGATTCTATTATGCCTATTGACGGTAGACTTAATCTGTCATCCATACGTGCTGAGATACAGAAGAAAATAGAGAACATGAAGAAAATCGAGAGTTTTGACCCTTGTGCATTCTCCATTCTCACCGGCAGTTCTATCCTGAATGCTTCAGAATCTCCGGTGTACAATCTCTAGCCAAAAAATGGGTAGTACGATAATGTGCTGCCTGCTATTAACCAAAACAGAATATATTATGACAGCAGAAGAAAAGACTCAGCTAGAGAAGCTTGTAGAAAAGTATTTGAAAGAAGATGCGTACAAGCCACGAGGATGGGGAGAGAGAGCCGCAAGGAAGTTTCTCAGCGCATTAAATGGCGAGTGGCTTCTTACGTACAGCTTTAGACCAGATCCGGCGTAGTTATTTGCTACGCCTCCTATTATTAACCAATAAAATTTTGAATTATGACAGACGGAGACAGAAAGTTCCTTGCCAGGCTCGTAGCGAGTCACAAGGCAGTTATCAGTGAGGAGTGCAGACGCAAGAATCTCGACAAGAGCGAGTATTTCAGACGCGTAGCACGTGCAGACAAGAAGGCTCAGGAGATTGAGCAAGCGTGCATTCGGCCTCGCAAGTTCTAGCCAAACATTCTGTGCAGTCTATCTGCACAGAAACCATGTTAAACCATCAAAATTAAAGAATTATGGAGAAAATGACACAGAAAGAGTTGAAGAGACTCGTTAGGGTAGGAGCTGACAAGGATATAACACACAGTTCAAGCCGTTCAGCCATCCCGGAAGAATATAGTCAGGTAGGCTATTCTTCCGGTGTGTACGGATGCAACGGAATGCTGTTCCGTGGTCACAGCGGAAAGCTGTATGCCATTTGTGCAAGAACTACGGCTATCTGGGTTTTCGGCTAAAATTACGGGTAAGCGTATGGTGCGCTTGCTCGTTTCTATTATCAACCAAAATACAGAAATATGAATATACAGAAAGTATGGGATGCGTTTATCAATGAAAATGATAATCCATCATTCGTAAAGATGGCATATGCCGTAGTAGAGCAGCTTGGCGGTGTTAATGAAGACACAATGCTTAATACGCTCGATAAGATCAGAAATGCCAATGATGGGTACACTGGATTCTGTTATCCTTATCAGACAAGCAAGTTCTGGAACGAGAACAAGAGTGCTATCATGGAGAATATGCACGAGCTTGCCGATGATTTGGGTGAAGACCTTATCACGATGATTAAGGGCTTCGGGAATTTCAAGGACGACAAATCTGTCACCTATGATGCTATCGGCAAGGCTCTGTATGCTCCTTTTAACGAGGGCGAGAGCAGAAATATCTACGACACATTTGCCAAGTATGCATTGGAAGAGGTTGCGAATCGATTCCAGGACTGGTGGTACGATCAGGACGAAAGCGATTTCGGTGATTAGCCAAAACAATCCTCACTCTCACGGGTGGGGATTTCTATTAACCAAAGATTACAGAATTATGAGTGATTTAGAGAAAATCCTGAATGACGATTTACTGAAGTGTAAAATCGTTGAGTCAGTAGAGAATCCTGTTAGGCGTGTGGACCTCATCAAGTGGACGCACGACGGTTTATTTTCCGTTGCCGACTAACGCAAGGACACCGGAAAGCTTGAAATATCAGAAGTTCCAGAGACGGACGAGCTTGAAGCGTACAAGTATTTCTACAAAACCTATTGGAGTTTTGTTGTTTCTGCCTAAAACTCCCCACGATAATGTGGGGAACAATTATGAACCATTAAACAGATGAATTATGGAAAAGAATATTTGGGAATATGTTATGAACAACAAGGGTGAGGTTATCGAAAAAGTAGCCGATTATATCGGTGTAAAAAGCTTTGCCAAGACAATCGAAGGCCTCTATCGCGAATGCCTGGAGAATTTCGATGACGCAGAAGACATGGAAGAATACATTGCTGATTTGTACGGAAAGAATATCCAGTCTATGGCATGGGATTTTACTCTCGAAGCAAACAGAGAGATGAAGAAATATCTCCATCTTCCTGACCAGCACATGAATGGTAATTTCGCTGATTTGTCTATGGATTATCCTAAGCACGTTACAGGTGTTTGGTGGGCATCAGACTACGATGGCGACGATTACTACGATTTGTATCCTCAGATGGTAGCCAGACTTGATGCCGCAGAGGACAGCGAACAGGCTAACGAGGATAGAGAATATCTTGAAGAGTGGTATTTCGAAGCCTTCGGTACATACAACATCAAGTACAATTTCTCGAACGAACTTGAAGAGATTCACTCTATGATGGAGGAAGCTTACGAGGAAGCCTAACAATATCCCCTAGCATGGGGATATTCAATGTTAAACCATTTAAATGATATTAGATATGAGTTACGAATTTGCAAAGAAAGAAATCGGCGATTACAGAATCACCATTTACCAGGATGAGGATGCCGAATGCCCTTGCACAGAATGGGATTTGGCAGGCGTTTACTTCTGGGACTATTCTGATTACGGATACAACAGGGAACTTTCTCGTGGTTGTAGCAGTGAAGTCGACGCTGAAAATGCAGAGGCTGCCTTGAAAGAGATTGTCTGCAAGTATGTTCCACAAAAGAAGATTATCAAGTATATCAATAGTATGTTTCATTGCGATCATCTGTGTCTCGAATACGACAAGTCGTGCCACATGTGGAGTTTTGAAAGAAAATCAAGATTCAGCATCGGCAAGAACGAGTGGTACAACATCAGAGATTTCACTCCTAACGAACTGAAGAACGAAGATGTTAGGGATGAGCTTACAGAAGAGCTTGAAGAAGATGATTTTATTAATCTCCTTGAAAACTGCAAGGATATAGCATTCTACGAGTGGTCTTCCAGTGGATATAGCCAGGGAGATTATGTTAGAGGATATGCCTATTGCGACAAGAAGCGCTTCAAGAAGATGGTGGATACGAATACCAAGAACTGGAAGAATCGTGCCATCGAGCTGTTTGAGAGCGAAGTCAAGAATATTGGTATGTGGATGTGGGGTGATGTAAAAGGTTACGTCCTAGAAAAGAAACGCCCGTATACAAAATCGTACGAAGACGGTAAATCTTCTGATTCCTACGAGTGGGAACAGATTGATTCCTGCTGGGGAGAGTACTACGAGGACTCTGACGAGCTGATTAAAGACGCTCTCGAAGAGAATGGAATCAAACTAAAAGAAACAGCCTAACAAGGGGAGCTTGCATGCTCCTCTTCCATTAACCAATTAAATAGAATTATGGGAAAGATTACAATTTCACAGAAGGGAAGTAGAACTATCTACAGAGTGAACAGAAAAATCGTGTGCTATCGTGACGGGCACAAGTATTGTGTGGGCAAGCCATCATCTGGCAGCACCCATATCGAGTTTGATGCCTTATCCGAGAATATTGCACACGAGAGATGCATTGAGATTTGTGAGCGTAGAATCAATGCGGACATGAAGTATCAGAATCCTGTCGCATACAACGCCCACAGAGTATTGAACGCATTAGCCTAAAAGATAGCCTCCGGGCTATCACTATTAACCAATTAAACAAAGAGAATTATGACACAAGTTAATTTAGGAACTCGCACGGCAAATTTACGTGCAGCTTATAGCGATTTGAAAGATGGATATACCATTATCGTTGGGAAACTAAAGATGTGGATATACACTTGTAAAAGATGCGGTCCGTCGTATGGCAAGGATTATATAGCCTGCGATCATTATGGTGGGCAGTGGGCAATAGGAGTAAATTTCAAGGATTTTACAGACCAAATGCGTAAATTTGGAGAAGGAAAACTTGCTTACAACAAAGAGTGGTAGCCTAAAAACGGAGGGAGCAATCCCTCTGACATTATTAACCAACAAATTATGAGATTATGAATATAGCGATTTTAGATTATTCGGCATCAGAAGTAAGACTGATTAAGAACTGCCCGGATTCATGGGAAGAAGAGCAGATTGAGGAGTATATCTACGGAGAAGACGGACTCGACCTCAGTGAAAGCAGTACATACTACATGTGCGGTGATGCGGTCAGTATCAAGCAGGAAGAATACAAGCCATAAAAGCGGAGCGTCATGGCTCCGTACTATTAACCAAATTATTAAAGATTATGAAGAGATATTACGTATCAGTCACAGAACATTTGAACAAGGTAGTCAGCGTTGATGCTGAGAGTGAGGAAGAAGCAGTAAATGCGGTGCAGGATGCCTACAATAACTGCGATATTGTTCTCGATTCGGACAATTTTACAGGAGAAGTGGTACAAGTTGAACCTGACCAGGAATTCTATGTCGATTACGAGAAAGATTACGGCGAGACTTATCAGCACATCGACTAAGCTAAAAAAGGAGCGAATTGTCGCTCCTTACTATTAACCAAAATATAGAGATTATGAAGTATTATGTATCAGTAACTGAAATGCTCAATACCGTAGTGCGTGTCGAAGCTGAGAGTGAGAAAGAAGCTATAGACAAAGCCAAGTACGAGTATAGCGACGGAGTAATTGAACTCACTCGCGAAGATAACTACAGCGGTGAGCAATTTGAGATTGATGACGATCAGGAGTACTGGAGAGAAGCTGAAGAAAATGGCAACACAGTACTCCAGCATATCGACTAGCCAAACGGGGAGAGCAATCTCCCTACCAATAACCAAAACATAAGAATTATGAATGAAGACAGAATCCTAGAGATGTTCTTCGAGAAAGCCAGATGGCAGTATGCCATTGAGAAAGGCTTATTCAAGGACATGAACAAAGCAGTAATGTATCAGCTTACAACGCCGGAGGCTCGTCTGGCTATGTATCAGAGGATCAAGAGCGGTAATTACAAGATAATGCCGCCACACACAGCGAAGATTCCGAAAGACAACGGAGATTTCCGTACGGTCTATGTGAATGAACCTGTAGACAGAATACTCCTGAGCATAGCCAACGACCTCCTGTTCGAGCTGATGCCAGAGATGGTGCATCCGCGCTGCACGTCGTACCAGAAAGGTATCGGCTGCGGTCGTGTGGTGCAGGAAGTGTCTCGGATAATATACTCGGCAGAGGGAAAAATCATCGGGTGGAAAGGTGACTTCTCCAAGTACTTTGATTCTGTGCCCATTCGATTCATTGATTGGGCATTTGACAAAGTAGAGGAGAAGTTTGGAAAATCTGCACTGATAGATGTCATTCGTGACTACTATCACACGGATATCTATTTTGATGAGGACAACAACCTCTGCGAGAAGTATCAGTCCCTAAAACAGGGATGCTCTGTTGCTGCATGGCTGGCTGATGTCATTCTCTATCATCTTGACGACAAGCTATCTAAGCTTAACGGATATTACGTCCGCTATTCAGATGATACGCTGTTTGTCGGTGAAGACTATGAGAAAGCCATGGATATCATGAAGAGCGAGCTGGAGATGATGCAGATGACGCTCAACCCAAAGAAGGTTGAGTATCTTGACGCTAATCACTGGTTCAAGTTCCTCGGATATTCCATCAAGGGCCACAATATCTCCCTGTCGTCCACACGTATCAAGACCTTTCAGAAGGAAATTGAGAAGAGGACGATAAAGAAGCGTGACACCACTATGACGAAAGCCATCAATTCAGTCAACAGATATCTCTACAAGGGGTACTGCGATTATTCCTGGGCTACTCAGGTTCTTCCAGTCATAAACGTGAAAGAGGACATCGACAAGCTCAACACCTTCGTTATGGATTGCATCCGTGCGGTCAAGACAGGCAAGAGTAAAGTTGGTGGTCTCGGATACGCGAAGACTCAGGCTGTAGGTTGTATAGACCGAGGTCGTGGCAGGAACGTGAAAGCCAACAGGGGTAAGACAGAGAGCGAAATCAAGGGGTATCTATCAATCGGTTGCGCACAGAATGCCTTACGAACGAGCAGGGCAGCGTACAACACATTGGTGAATACACTGTAGATGTGCATCCTAGCGCAAGGAACTGCCGGAATGAAGACACAAGGTTTTAAATATCCCGGTTGCGGAGTACAGGGACCATCCCCTACCTAGGGATGGTCCTCTGTTCGTCCTAAACCGGATATTATCAATCTGATATAGCTATGCGCAGTATCTTCCGACCGGCAGACTCTGTAACCGAGCACACGGACGTAGGAGAAGGACGGACTAATTCAGGCGACGCCTCTATAACATCATCTGAGGGAACCGAGTGGTCCAAGTTTGTAACTTGAGACTCCTCGGGGCCCTCGTATGACGCACAAGGCGTAGCTCATCAACGAAGTACAGAAATGTGCCAGTCCGTATGACTTCCACCGGTGGCGCACACCACCACTCCCTGACGGATGGCTGAAGTTTATGCAACAGGTCTCTTAACCAGACTCTGGATCCAGGTCGTCGTCGTATACTACTTACGACGACCCAGGATCCTGAGTCTGGCGAATCCTGTGTCAAATCAGAATCATAAAGTATTGTGCCGAGCAATAGGTCAGAGAATCACCCAAGCACGAGGGTAGTCTTTAGAGGAGAGTGAATTTATGAGTGACTGTTGTGCTCGCCGGCTGACGCTGGGAATCCCCAGCGTCATCCGGCGCTTATAACAGCCCTCGAATCAAGCTGCTACAGCTACGTGCCACGCTCTCAGATGAAGACAACGTTATTGTCAAACGAGGTACACGAGGAGGTGTCGGTTTATTCAACCCGCCTTGTATCAACGCGATATGTCTGGTAATACCAGCAATCTCGCGTATCGGCAAGCGGGTTAAATCATCAGCCTACAGTAAGGCAACAGACCTATGAGTGTACCTACAACAACCAAAGTGAATTGCATCACGACTTATCAAGAGTATGAGGTTTAATATCACGTGAGTGGTATACCTGCCGCCTGCCGTTATCACCGCAGGCGCAGGTATCCAATCCACGGGATTGAATCACGAACATATATCCATGCAACAGAATACATGAGATAAGACTAGGTTATTGCGAGCCGAATTGTGCGCAAGGAGAATAGATTGTACAATACGGTATCAATCATCCTGAGCATCCAGGTGATTACCTGGATCCGTCAGGACTTAGATACAGTATTTATCAATACCTTATAGTTACGCAACAGATTCTCTGAGCGCACTCCTATTAACCAATATTTAAGAATTATGAACAGCAGATTACTAAAGAAGCTTGAGGAAATCAAGAAAGAGTACGAAACGTCAGAAGTTTGCATGGGCGAGATGCTTGATTCAGTAAGTGCAGACGGATTATATGTCGAGGATGCTCACTGGTTGTATATGCGTGCAATGGAGTGGGCGAACGGAGATAAGTTCTATATCCACGTCGGAGAAGACGAAGATGTACTGAGTAAGGATGAACTCGAAGAAGCCAATTTGATAGTGCTAGAATAAGCACTATCCCTATTAACCAATACAATAGAATTATGACATACGACGAGATTATCAATGCAGTTGAGAATGGTGCTAAGTTCACCATCAACTTTCAGAAGAGAACATGTAGAGTGAATGGCAAGATAGTGATGTCCGAGGAAGATAAGCCGAAAGATACACCTTACCTGACACATGCAGTAGTCCTGTTCGCAATAGAACAGAGATATAAGGCATACAAGCATTCTGTGCCGTCTGAGCGTTCTGAATCCCATCGCCGCTACTACTTCAAGGCTTTGCCAGAGAAAGAGCTCTCTGACGAAGATATGATGTATGGTGAGCGACGAGAGGTAGCTAGATGTAAGCTGGAGCTATACATACTGATTCAGCTTCTAAGAGGCAACCTCGCATGGGAAAACAGATGGGGAAGATGGTTCTGGAAGTCAGAGAACGACAAGGATCTGATTATCCTCAGAGACTGGATTGAGCCAAACAAGGGTGGGGTGTAAGCCTCATCCACAAAAGTTAAATAAATTTTTAGTATAACCAATTTAAATTATTAGAATTATGAAGCAGATTGTAACAATCACTGGTGAGAACTTGAACATCGTAACTAACAACGTAGAGGCTACAGTAGCTACCGGTAAGAAGACCAAGGCGCAGATGCGTCTCGAAGCTCTTAAGGCAGCAGGCGTTGACGTAAGTAAGTACTTCCCTCTCGGTGACAACCAGCTTATCAAAATCGAAAATGGTGCGGCTGTTCCTGTTGATATGGACGATGCAACCATCGATGCGGTAGGCAGGCAGATTATAGAGGGTGGATACGTAAGTAACTGGAAGCTCTTCCGTCGTTGGGTGATGAGTCAGATGTTCCACATGTTGCGAGACATGGATAAGAACGGACGCACATTCAACGAGGTGTTGCAGCACAAGGGCTACGAGTATCAGTGGCGCATGTTGGAGAACGAGCTGTATGCTCAGATGAAGATGTGTGACCACAAGGACTACGAGAACACCAAGGCGAGAAATCGTTGGTTCAACGGCTGCGTAGCACACGATATGGCTATTGATTATATCAACAAGCTTCGCAGCTACATTGACGACAAGTGTATCTACACTACCAAGAAAGACAAGGATGGAAACGAGAAGAAGACATATAAGCACACCTGCAAGGGTGATCCTTATATCCGTCTTCAAAACGAAAACATCTTCGTCGTTGACTTGGATAGAAAGGTATACAATCCTCTCCGTGACCTTGCCAACAAGATGGGTGCTGTACCGACCTACACCTACAAGGAGCTCTACGATACCGTTCGTGAGTTCAACAAGAACCGCAAGCATCTCGCGTGGGATACCAAGCAGGCAGATGCATTCATCCATGCTTACAAGGGTTCTGGTTCCTACTACACGATGAGAAACCTCATCATGTTCCATGGAGCAAGATTCATGAAGAACGGACGAAAGATGTCAGAGGCCAATTCTCTAAAGAAGCTTGACTCTAAAGCCAAGCTCTACGATGAAGAGGGTTGGAAGATGCTCGGTGTACTCAAGCAGCTTATCAAGGACAATAATATAAGCATCCAGGGCAAGATTCTTGAATGGAAGAAAGCCAAGAGCGAGAACAAGTAATCATCAGTAGGACGTAAGGTTCGCCGCCTAAAGAATGGTGGCCCGGCAGCTTGTGTTTACAAGAGCTTCTTCAACGAAGGATATCCTCCAGTGCATTCACTGGAGGTAATCCTTCGAGCTAAGGCTCTCTAGATCGAACTTATAGAGTAAGGCGCCAGCCGGGGACCATTCTAGCCAAAAGTCGGTTACTGATTCGGTAACCGATTCAATGTCTAACCAATAAAATGAAGGATTATGAAGAAAATTAACGTAGACACAAGAGAGTATATTAAGGCTCCTATTGACGGAAAGAATGTCGTCGAGGAATCACTTCTAGACGCCATCTTCGACGATTCGCAATATCTCACCAATAAGTCTTTTTCATTGGGATTTGTCGGAGGCGCACCTACAATGATAGAGTATAACGGAAACTACCTATCTATCAGGAAGCTTCGATCGTGGATTACATCAGAGTGGGGTAGAGAGATTGTCAAACGACTGACTGGCGAATCAAAAAATAACATATACTATTACGAGACGAAGCAGTATCTCGACGAACGCCAGGCTGAGCCTTTAATCTATACATTCTTTCTGAGCACAGATTACCTTACCGTAAGATTTCACTACAATGTAAGATTAGATGTCGATTAGCCAAAAGGTCAGTCGTTAACAGCGGCTGACTACTCATATCATAACTAAATTTTGTTTAAATGGTTCAAAGCCGGTCTGTCGTGAGACACGCCGGTTTTTTGTTCCCCAAGTCTAACCAATTAAAATTTTGTGAACTATGACAACAGCAAGAAAAGCAACAAGAATGCTCAAAGCTTCCGACATTATGAAGAGAAAGGGCATTGTCCAGAAACAGATGGACATGAACAAGTTCAACGAGGTTATAGAGAATTTCTTTATGCCCCACGAGCCTAAGGAGACGATTCTCCTTACGCCGAAGAGATTCATCGAGATGGATAACCCGCCAGAGGGAGACTTCATTGAAATGCTGGACGTAAGCATCTGGAAGAAGAAATCGGAAGACCCAGACGACCAATTCGACTTCATCGACTATCAGTTCATGAAGAAGAAAGGAATGCTCCGTCCTATCCTTATAGTGAACGAGCCTTTCATCGGAAATGCTGCCGGGTGGCTGAGAGATTTTTGTGGATTCACTGTGAAGAGCAGAACACGAAAGAAGAAGAAGGAATACATCGTGTCTCTGCCGGTTTGACATACTCTCACCCCTGAAGGGATGAGATTCTTGGATGCAGGCGCACATGCGCCCTCCTTGCGGAAGGTGTCTTACTTGTGCTCTCCAATTCGGCAATGCCCTGCCGAAGAATATTCTGGGCAGCGAGAAGGTCACGGCTATGGACTGCGCCACACTCGGGGCAAGTCCATTGCCTATCCTTCAGCTGAAGCTGCTTGTTTACATATCCGCATGTACACGTCTTTGATGACGGGTAGAATCGGTCAATCTTATGGACGATGACACCATACTTGGAAGCCACGTACTCCAACTTGGTGACGAACTCACCGTGTGCAAGATCGCTCATCTTCCTGCCCCACAAGGCTGTCATGCCGGTGAGCTGGAGGTCTTCGATGAAGATACGGTCGTACTGCCGGCATAACTGATGGGCGAGCCGCCACTGGAAGGCGTTGCGCTGGTTGACAACCTTCTCGTGGTGTCTGTCGAGATCCTGACGTTTCCGTTCCCGGTTATGGGAACCTGGCACACACTTCAAGAGGTTCCGCGACTTACGCTGCAACTGGCGCAGTCCGCTCTTTAGAAACTGCGGGTTTTCAACCGTGGTTCCGTCGCTCATCGTCATGTAGGTCTTTAGGCCAAAGTCAATGCCTACGGATGCACCATTGTGTGTCTTTCCGAGGCTGACAGGGGCTTTATCAAGCACCATGATGATGAAATACTCTCCCAGTGGACTGCGCTTGACGGTGAGGGTCTTAACCTTGCCGTCGCAAGGTCTGCTCAGCGAGAATTTGAAACGCTTCTTTATTCTGTTTATCGTCAGCACGTTCCCGTTGATGGAATAACCTCCTTGTCGGAATACAAAAGAGGAGAAATCCTTCGCCCGTCTAAACTTTGGAGGTCGTGCTGCCAGATGCTTAAAGAAACGCAGATATGCGTCATCGAGACGGTCAAGAATCTCCTGCACCGTCTGCGAGTGCAATAGGTTTCGGTTGATGCGCTTTGCGAAATGCTTACGCATTCTGTTTATGCCGATATATTTGCCGTACATGCGGTAGTAGCGTTTCTGTAGCGCGAGTGCATGATTCCACACAAAAGCAGCCTCGCGGAGCATCTTATCCAGGTGCTTCGTCTTATCGGTGCGATAGAGTTTGTATTTGTATGAAATCATAAGCAAACGTTTTATGCTTACAAATATACAACTTTTTCTTCAACTTTGCAAATAAATTCAGAAAAATATGCACTTTCATCCCACACCTGAAGGTAGTGGGTATTCCCGCGCTAAATATCGTAAAGCCGAACAAGGCGTGGAACAATCCGTTTCACGCTCCTAGTATTAACCAATTAAAATTAAAGATATGAATGATTTTTTGAAATTAGCAGAGAATTTAGGATGGAGTTATAATGTTGACGATACACCTAACGAAAGAGGTGAGGTTTGCGTCGAGTTAGAGAAGTATTCCCCACAAGACCAAGATTTCATTGTTTCTATCTGGTTCGAGACGGACAACGAGTGCGACTTCGCCGACAAGCTGGAGGAGTACTGGAGAGGCTTTGACACAAGCGAGGAGGCTATTAACTTGGTTGGGCCAGATGGACACGGAACAAATGGCGCCCCATACGACCTACAAGACATTATCAACGACATGGTTGACTGCAAGGAGATGCTGAGGGAGTTGGTCGTGAAATGCCACAACCAAGCCTACCCGAGAAAGAAGTTCGACAACTACGACAACGGACTTACTTGCAGCTTTGACTGCTATGATTCCACTGACGATGAGATGCAGGCTATTCGTAACATCCTTTCATCTTTGGAGAATGCGAGGACCTACGCATCCGGTCTCTACAACAATCCTAACAGATGGGAGTTGGATGAGATGCTTGGTCGATTCAAGAATATTGTCCGAGATAAGCTAGAGAGAGGATTCACGAACAGAGTTTAGCCAAACAAGCCTGCCGGGAACGGTGGGCATCAAGTCAAACCAAAATATTAAGATTATGAAGAGAAAAGTATTGAAAGACAAGATTGATGAGTTGCGTTCAACAGCAAAGATGGAGCTCGCATGCACCATCCGTGAGATAATGAGAGAGCACGGAATCATCCGCAAAGAGCTAAAACGTCCGGTTAAGTGCAGCGACGGGCTTTTCGAAGCTGTCCTCATTGAAACTAATGGCAAGGATACCGCTATCCCGACTATCACGCTACGTATGATGAGCTACAAAAGAGTGGTGAAGAGAGTATCCCCTATGGATTTTGAGATGGATTTCGAGTCGCTCGCCCGTATTGCCTACGAGCTAAACGATGAGCTCGAAAGTTAATTTAGCGTTAAAAACGGCAAAGACGATGGTTTATATTATAAACTTTTCGTATCTTTGCCACTAGTAACCAAAATTATAGAATTATGACAGAAGAAATAAGAATCAAGACAAGAGATTGGGAGAGACTTCTGAGCTACACTCAGCAGCAGAAGTACAAGACTGCCATCAAGCAGGGGTGGTTCGCCAATTATCACAGCAACGCCTGGAGGCATGACACGTTCTATGGCGCATACATCTGGAAATATCCGAAACTTATTAAGGTTGTAAGGATGTTCGAAGAGATGCTTGGACATAAGCCATTATGGGAAGACATCACGGACGACAACCTTCGCGACCTCTTCGAGAAGATCCAGGAGAACTACGCTCCTAACTCGGCAAGAACCATATGTGCAACCATCAAGGCTGTGATACGTGAGAACGATGCTACCAGGGAAATTCCTAGTCCTACGTTCGGCAGAATACTTAGAGCGAAGGCTGTACCGGTCCAGTCTGTATATCTCTCTGATGAGGAGATAAACAGAATCATAAAGTACAACCCTCACGGGAAAACGAAAAGATATGTTCAGAGAATGTTTATCATGGAATGTCTCTGTGGCGCACGTTACAGCGACTGCCAGAGAATGACGGAAGAGAACATAGATGATACCGGACACTTCCTCGTCTATGTTACTCAGAAGACAAAGACCGAGGTAAGGGTTCCACTTCACAAGAAGCTCCGTAAGTTCCTCGTATGCGGTACTGGTGACGAGCCTCTTCCGGGTGAGATAGGTGAGAGGACGTTCAATAGAGCACTCCGCGATATCTGTCGTGACTGCGGAATAGATACGAATACAAAGGTGTTCAAAGCTGGAAAGGAAGAGACTGGAAAGAAGTATCGGTTCGTATCATCCCATACCGGCAGACGCTCGTTCGCAACGAATCTCTCAAAAAAGGGTGTGCCGTTGGAGCAGATTGCCGTCATGATGGGACATACCAGTAACGGTATGCCTAATATACAGATGACACAGCGCTACATTGTCGGTAAGACCGAGATTGACAGCAATACACTGAGATTGTTCGGCGTCTATGAAGAAGACCTCGATAACGGTCTAGATGAGGATTAAGCTAAAACTGGAGGTGGTTAACTGCCATCTCCTGCCATTGTTTAACCAATTAAAATAATGAATATGGTAGAAGATTATACAGAAGAAGAGTTGAATGAACTCATCAATGAGTGTCGGAAGAAGTACGAAAAGCTAGAAAAGGAGACCGTTATGAAGGCTCTGACTGGCGAGATTGGTACGAACTCCGCAATGGTGGAAGAGTTGGAGATTCTCAACATCCACTATCACGATGAAATGGATGAGTACGACATCACTGCACCTGACCTGAATCCTGACCTTATCGAGAACTTCAAGAGGGCAGAGCGTGATGGCAAGAACGTCATCTTCGAGGCACAGGAGTATCTAAAGATTCTCGGTATGTGCGAAGAGATGTTCAACCAGGAGATGTGGGTCAACGAAGATGGCCACATATGCGATGAAGAAGGTAATAGACTTTCCGCCGACAGAGAGCATCGTGTTTTCGAAGTTGTTAAGTGCGGAAAATAAGATATTTCTAGTTTTTCATAGCTAGATTGTTTAAATGAGCGTCCTCTCTTGCCCGTGAGGGTAGGAGGGGATTTTTTAAAACGGCCCCGATTAGCCAAAAATAGGGAGCTTCGGCTCCTGCAATTAATAACTTTAAAAAAATAAGAATTATGGCAAATTGGGCATCAACAAGCTATCGTATTGAAGGCAACCAAAAGGACCTTCAGGAGTTAAACAACCTTTGCAAGGCGTTTATGAACAAAGAGCGTCCTGTAATGGAGGAAGGAGCATCTGAGAACTGGGAAGGAAACATTGTCCTGGCTCTTGGCGAGGAAATTGGTGATAGCTACATTCGTGGATTCATCCAGTATCTTGAGCTGTCAGATGGTCTCTTGAGCATCGATGCAGAGGAGGCATGGGGAGCAACGGACTTCAATAAGCTCCTCGAAAAACACTATGACGGCATGAAGGTGTATTTCATAGTAGAAGAGGAAATGTGTGAGGTCTATGCTACAAACGACGCAGAAGGCAAATACTTCAACTGTCGCTCTGTATTGACTTCGTATGTAGACGGAAAATATCACAGAGAAGAGTTTAAGAATAAAAATGAGGCTCTAAAGTATGCAGCGAAACTCATTGGTCGTGATTCTGTCACAAAGTTAGAAGTTGCAAAGTGGAACGAGGAACGCAAGAATAAAGGCGTTTTTGAATACATAAACATCAATGGATGTGATATTATTGACGAGTAATAATTTTTAAGCCCTACGCATCACGGATAAGCGGATTATATGGAAAGAAAGACAAAGCATCTTACCCTTCTTCCCGATGGTGTTTCCTTACTATTCGATTTCAGTAAGTGCGATAATTATGCAGAGGCGATTCTTGCTGACTACATATATTGTCCAACGGACGAGCAATTAAAAGAATCTATTTCCCTTTGCTTTCCAGATAACGCTTCTCATCAAGAAATCTCATTCAAGGAACTAAAATCGAAATTTTCGAAAGTTATTCCCGGCATTAGAAAGGTATATTATGTGGCCGTATACAACGAGAACCACGAAAAGATTGCGGTCGTTACAAGCAACTTCTTCGGTCGTCCAGGATTGTTTTATGCAAATTTGAGAATTGATGCCGACTTGTTTGGAGATAGAGATGAGGCAGAGGAACTAATAAGGAAAGTTAAATCGAACGGAATTTGTAACAAGCAGCGATATTTAGCTATGAAGAAAGAATCTCCTGATGTACAATACAAGATAATAGAATGGAAGTTCTAGACTATAAATAGCCGCTTATTCACTTGTAGATAGGCGGCTATTTTATTAAGATAACCACCAAAAAAGCAACGAAAATCACACTTTTTTCTTAAACTACGTTAATTGTAAATATTCTGTACTTTAATGAATATTACAATCAGCTATTTTTACTTCGCTTGAAACATTTAGCTATACAAGTATCTTTAAAACGTTTGTCCTCACTTTTTACTTTAATAAGTACGGTTTATGGCATAAACTAAACTATTGCACGGAATAGAAAATCGTAGTATCTTTGCAGTGCAAGTGAAAGGTGTAGAGGCTGAGTAGTAAGCACGAAAGGATTCACAAACGCTATTCGGATTGGCAACCGTATGAGCGATTACATATGCTAAAATATAACTCCGATGGACTAACCTCTACCTCTGGTCCATTGGAGTTTTTAATTTTAAATGAGGTAATGAAAAATATCAGAATAGGAATTAAGCAGGCACAGATTGCACTGAGCGATGACAATCGTTTGGCGGCGTTTTGCTTTGCCCTTAAGATAAAGTTCCTGTTCCGTTCTTCAGACCTTCATTTTGGAACAACAAACCAGGCAGCGAATGCTCTTGGTTTCAATAAGAAAGATTTCAAGCGATACCTGGATTCAGCTGTTGAGTTCGGTTATTGCCGTATAGATACGAACAAGTTCGGTGTGAGAAGAATCATAGCGAACAAGATTCACGAGAGTTACAATTATAGCTACAAGACAAGAAGAGGGGAAATAAGCAAACTCAGCCTACCGAACCTTAAGGGTCTTGTGCGCAAGGTTGTCGTGAGTAACAAGATTAATATTATCGAAGAAGTCATCAATACGCATGGTAGAGCTGTTAACGGGCACTCGATTAAAAGTGTACGCAACGCCCGAAAGATGGAAGCTCGTATGTTGAAGAAACCATTCGATGAGAAGTACACCGGAAGTTATTCAAACGCCAAGATGGCACAAGACATTAACGGTACGTTGTATCAGGCGAGAAAAGCCGTCAAGTCTCTCGTTAAGTCTGGAGCAGTACAAAAGATAATCCAATGCACGGAGGCGAACGTTGATGCGTGCTTGTGTACAAACAATCAGAGTTTCCGCGCAGCAGACGGAACACTCATTGTCATCTCTGCAAAATACAGGAAAGGACAACTTAGATGCGCCAACAAATACAAGACTCTCAAGAGTCAGATTTCGAAGGCAAAAAGCGGTTCTGATCAGAAGAAAATCGAGAGGAAAATGATAATGGGTAAAAAGTAACATATAATAATAGTAGTGGCAGAGGGAGACTTCGAGGGGAGCGGACCTGAGCCTTTTTAGAAAAGAATATTAATGTCATAAATTGTAGAGATTATGAAAAAAGATATTGTTAGAGATACTCCATCATTGGAGGAGTTTTGTGATTACATAGAGAGAAAGGGCTATGATATCGACCCGTTTTCTCTCTATAAAGAGTTCGAGACTAGAGACTGGACTACCTCGAAAGGTGTCCGTACTAAGTCGTGGACAGCATTGGTTGATGCTAGAAATAGTGTCGTGAGTCAGAGACGAAAGAACGACCAGGCGGTCCTCTTAGGTATTCCAAAGCAAAGAAAGCGGGAAAGTAAACAGAAATACCAAAGAAGGGTAGCTAATGCTAGGACAAAAGCTGTAAAAATGAACTATGACGAGTTCTTGCAGGATTCTCGCTGGTTCGCATTCAGGCAGTTTGTTTTTGCAGTTCGTGGACATAAGTGTGAGGTTTGCGGTTCTACGGAGCGATTACAGGTACACCACGTAGGCTACAAGAAAGGTTTGCTCCCATGGGAATATACCTGCAACGATGTTAAGGTACTTTGCCGTAATTGTCACGCAAGAGTTCATGGTAAGTACGAAGTATAAAAGTAAAAAATAAGAAATAACATGGCAAGAATAACAAGAAACAAAGCTGCCGAGATACTTGGAGTATCAAGACAGACTATAAGTAATTATATCAAGGAAGGCATCCTTGGAAGCTACGTAGGCGAGCACGGCATCCTCTATGTCAACAGCGAGGATATCGAGAAATATGCTCAGAAATACAAGATGATTGCAGCAAACGAGAAGATGATTGACGAGAAGCTCAAGGAAGTCGAGTATCGCAAGCGCGCAATAAACGTCGAGCTCACTGAACTGAGAGACAGAGCTACCGCAAACGGTAAACTGGCTGCAAACGCTGTAGGCATGCTGTTCGGTGTAATCAACACAATGTCGCATCTTGGTGTATTACCGAATCTGACCTATCGTGAGTCCAGTCTTCTGAAGGACATCATTAACGGAATGACCTATGACGAGCTGTCGGTCAAGTACGGCGTGTCTGCAACGAGAATCAGGCAGATTGCAGAAAAGACTTGCAACAAACTTACCTACAACGAGAATATTGTCATTGCTGAGCTCTCAACGAACAGAACCTTGCAGTATGAGGTTGAGCGCCTGAAGAAGGTAATCAAGTCGCTACAGGTAAGCTTCGACGAATACCGGCGCGCGAAAGGTGACAAGCCTGTCAGTAGCGCAGTTCTTCCTCCGCTGATCCTTTCTAGGGATATAAAGGAATGTGGCTTCTCTGTCCGCATTCTGAATGCACTCAAAGGCTTCGACGTATATACCGTAGGCGACTTGGTTCGTAATCTCCGGGGAAGGTCAGAGCTTATGAAACTCAGGAATCTCGGCAGGAAGAGCGTCTGGGCTATCCTTGACTTCGTTGAGGAAAACAATCTCGACTTCAAGGAGAACGGAGAGTCTGAGGAAGACTTCTATATCAGGCTCAATAACAAGTTGTCAAACCAAAAAGATTAAGTATATGAAAATAAGACTAAACAAGAGTGCTGGCCGTCTGGAAATCAGAACCAAGAAGAGGATAATAGCCTTCAGCTGTGATATTCTGAAAGGTTCTTATTACCTAGTCCCAACTGTAAGATTTGACGTCAGTAGGGCATATGGAGAGAAGAGTATCTGGTTCCTCTTCCTAGGTGCTTTTGTGTTGATTGATATTTTTAAAATAAAAGACTAAGTATATTTTTTTAAATTTTTAAACATTATGAGTGTAAAAAACATTATTTTGGCATCAGTACTCGCAATAGTAGTACTCGCCGCAGGTTCAGTTATCGGTTGTTATTTCCATTACAACAACCAGGAAATCTCACTTCGCCAGCAGTCAGAGGCTCAGCGTGGCAAGATTGAGGGTGTTCACGACAAGATGTGGAAGGTTCTTCAGCAGAAGGCACAGGTTACGGATGAATACAAGTCCGCATTCGAGTCCATCTATCCGAAACTTATCGAGGGCAGATACTCAAAGGGAGACGGCTCGCTTATGAAGTGGATCAAGGAAAGTAATCCTAACTTCGACGTTTCACTATACAAGGACCTCATGCAGTCTATAGAGATTCAGCGCTCCGAGTTTCAGACATCACAGGAGAGAATGCTCGATATCATCCGTGAGCACGAGACGCTCGTGAAGACATATCCGGCGAAGTGGTTCGTATCTGACACCAAGCCTATCGAATACAAGGTTATCTCCTCATCCAAGACAAAGATGATCATGCAGCTTGGAGAGGATAACGACGTCGACCTGTTCAAGAAATAACAGCTTATGGAAATATTCATATTTCTAATCCCATTCGTGGTTGCTGCTTTCCTGTTGATTTTCTTCAGGAAGCAGACCACCTGGTGGGAATACGCAGTACTCATTGTTCCTTCCATCCTCATAGGTATCCTCATGGAGTTCGTGTTCAAGCAGTCCAATGCTGCTGACACGGAGTATCTCGGAAGCTACGTGACAAGAATCCGTCATTACGATGCCTGGAATGAGTACATACACCGCACGTGTACAAGGACCGTTGGAAGCGGAAAGAATCAACGTACGGAAACATACGATTGTTCGTACGTAGACAATCACCCTGAACGTTGGACTTATTTTGATGCTAGGAACAAGGAAGAATACTTCATGACCGACAACGAGTTTAATGTAGTCAGAAAGATTCTTGGAACCCCTAGCGTCTTCATTGATATGCACAGGGATTACTACACTAAGGATGGTGATGCTCAGGAATGGGCGTGGGATGGTTCCATCGAAAACTCATACGCATTATCCTCGGAGCATGATTACAAGAACAAAGTCAAAGCCTCACGTTCTATTTTCAAGTTTGAGGATATTGATTATCAGCAGGCGCGAAAGCTTGGATTGTTCGAGTATCCTGATATCGTTCTTTACGACCAGAATCCCGTTCTCGGACTGAAGATCCCGAAGAATCAGGAGAAGGCGATGAGATGGCTGAACGGATACTATGGCGAGCGGAAGCAGTTTAGGGTGTTCGTCCTGTTCTTTACAAACAAGCCGGAAGAAATAGTTGAAAAGCAGCGCTCATACTGGCAGGGCGGCAATAAGAATGAACTTGTCGTGTGTGTCGGCATCGATAAAAACAAGAATGTAAAGTGGTGCAACGCATTCTCATGGTGTGATAGCCCGGTTGTAGGCGTTAAGAGTAGAGACTGGTTTATGAGCAATCCTGTAAATCTCGAAAAGTACGCCGAGTATATCGGTCCGATTGTAGAAAAGGAATGGCACAGAAAGAACTTCGAGGATTTTGATTATCTTACCATCGAGCTTACCGACGGGCAGTACTGGGCCATCATTATTCTCTTGCTGATATTCAATATTGTAATGAGCTCCTGGATTGTTTCTAATGATTATAAAAACGATTTGTAGCGTATGAAAGAAAGATTAAAAATGATTTTCGACCGCATCGACATCTTCGTCGTTTGCATCATCTTTGGTAGCTGCCTCACAGTAGCGGAGGCTTATATTGGATTCTGGAAGGGGTTTGCGCAATGCTTTGTGATGACCTTTCTAATTACCGAAGTCTGCTACACACTTCGCTGCAACGAGAAACTGAAGAAGGAGCTGATGGAAGCTAACTGGAAGCTGAAGGAGGCTGAGAAAGAGTCGGATACTGCAATCCATCAGATCGTCAAGAAGAGTAGGATTATCCGCTTCTACGTCTTACTGGAAATGTTGTGGAGGGAAAGATGGTCATGCGAACACGCAAAGGTTAATTACTGCAAGCACAGGATAACATTGAGACAACTTATCGATGCGATGAATCATTTCGATAAGAGGTGTGATGATATTTCCAATAAAATCTCTGAGCTTACCAAGGATTTGAACGAACTCGATAAATAGATACTTGTCATAAAACAACTTTCCCCACGCCATCGGCAAATGACGTGGGGATTTTCTTTGTTAACCGTTTAGATAGTCGATGACTTTTCGGTTCGCCTCGTCAACTGCCTTGTTGTCGTATTTGACATAGATGGCTGTAACCGTCTTCTCCCATACGGAGTGACCCAGTGCTCGACCGATTGTTTCGAGCGAAATACCTATCTCTGACGCAAACGTCGCCCAGCTATGCCTGTTGTAGTACGTTGACATCTTGCTGTCGATAGGGTGAGGTGATGCCTTCCTCATATCCTTAGGATCCTTCGGACCAATTCTTCTCAGCGTACGGTTCATGTTGTTCGTGAAGTGGTCCACGTCGAAAGTTCCTGCATCTTCGAAGAACCTGAGCAGGTACTGCGGCTTTCTGCTGCGGTATCTGCTTATTATCTCCATAGCCTCTGGCTCTACCTTAATGTCGTACAATCTACCTGTCTTGTTTCGGTAGTAGCTTATCCTACCATTGCGGAAATCCTCCTTCTTCAGCGTCAGGAGGTCCGAAACATTGATACCTATGAGGTAAAACCCCAACATGAAGAAATCGCGGTACAGGGCCTGCTTGCCGTGTAATTTGGCATCCCTTAGTTCTCTCATTTGCTCCAGTGAGAGACAGCGCTTCCTTGTTTCCTCCTTTTTGAGCTTGATATAGTGGAACGGAAAGTTCTGCGTCTTACCATCATCGATGGCCTTCTTGAAGACTGCCTTGATGTGTGTTATGTCGTTCGAGATGCCGTTGGTCTTCCTTCCCTTATCCATCTCATGCCTGATGAACCCTTCAATCCAGTCCTTGGTTATGGTGCTGAAACTACACTTACCGTCGTATGCCTCTACGCATCGGTAGGTTCTCTCATAGCTTCTCCTGGTATTCGGTCTCTCTCTTGTCTCAGAGAATGCCTTCATGAAACTGAGGAACGGAGACTTGTCTTCTTTCTTTGCTCCCGTACAGATCTCCTTCAGATGTTCCTTCATCATATCCGGCGACTCTTCATGATGGTCAAGGATATAGCTCTCACACTTGGCATACAGCTCCGCAAGTCTTCTCGTCTTCGCTTTTGCTGACTTATCAGACTTCGGAAACATCATGCCGGTGAACTTCTCGGTTGTCTGCAACCCGGTGTAGACATAGAACCTCTTTGTCATGTGGGTTACTGAGAAAAATACCTTGTTTGTCTTTGACTCTACATATACCTTCATAGTGATGATTTCTTTTGTAATCCTTCAATCTACATGTAAACCACACTTGCATATTACTTGCAAAAAGTAACCTCAGATTACCTTAAATTACCTTTTTGTGGCATTTTTATGTAAAATAAAAGGATTGTTATTTTACTACTATTGCTGATACACAGAGACTTACAGAGTTAGGATGCCCAATTTTGTACTGTAATCATTCCTTTTTATTATTCTGTACTTTTATTTTTTGTTTTTTTTACTACTAATGCCTTGAAAGAATCGAGTTGTTAGTCTAGACTTTTCAAGAAACGCTCACCCTGCGGAGTACGAAGCCAAATGGCAAACCCCAGTGCAGGTACCAATATAATGGAAAATATAATTGTTAAACCTTCTCCCATGATTCTACTTTTTAATTAATACCTTATTAGCAATATATGCAAAAAGCCAAGTAAGGAATAAACCAATAATTATACTGGTAATATTGAAGATTTTTAATTCGCCATCAGAATATATCGTGACGGCATTACCTGCAACCATGACCAAGAAACATGTCTTGGCAAGGTCGTAGAAAAACTTTCCGAGACATTCTCGGGCAGTTTTGTTTCTTTCTTTATCTTCTCTTTGCGTCATTGCAATTTCTGTTATTCAGCTGCAAAATTACAAAAAAATATTTGAAACACAATGATTTATTGGCAAAAGTTACTAATTTTTAGTTAAAAACATGGTGGCTTTTTGTTATTTTGCAGAAAAGTCTTACTTTTGTAGGCTGAAACGGAGAAAATGCAGCATTGATTCTGTGTTTTTCATGTTAAGAAAATGATATCGATAACAATATGAGACAACAAAATAGAAAAGGAAATTTTAATAAGCATACCAATAATGCTTATGGCTACGGAAACCCAAATGAATATGAGCATTACAAGGTAGGAAAACCTGCTCCGTTGCTGGAATGGCTGATGGAGAATGTGAAGGGACCTAGCAAGACTAAGGTGAAGCAGACTCTGCAGGGTAGGGGAATCAAGGTAAATGGCAAAACCATTACCCAGTTTGACTATGCCCTGAAGCCGGGTATGAAGGTGAGTGTGAGCAAGACAAAGAAGAATCAGGGGGTATTTAAAAGCAGATACCTTAAGATTGTTTATGAAGACAGATATCTGATTGTTGTCGAGAAAAACATTGGTATCTTGAGTATGGCAGCCGGTCATTCTACTCTGAATGTGAAAACGGTACTTGATGATTATTTCCATAAGACTCGCCAGAACTGCCAGGCGCATGTAGTACACCGACTTGACCGTGATACTTCGGGCTTGATGATTTATGCCAAGGATAAGCAGACGGAACTGGCTTTGGAGGATGATTGGCATCATAATGTGTACGACCGCAGATATGTAGCTCTGGTTTCCGGAGAAATGGAAGAAGATGAAGGTACCGTTGCTAATTGGCTGAAAGATAACAAGGCCTACATTACTTACAGTAGTGATACGGATAATGGCGGCAAGTATGCTGTTACCCATTTCCATACATTAGAGCGTACAACCGCTCATTCTCTGGTGGAGTTCAAACTCGAAACGGGCCGTAAGAATCAGATTCGTGTTCATACAGCCGATATGGGGCATCCGGTGTGTGGTGACATCAAGTATGGTAATGGTGATGATCCATGCCAGCGCTTGTGCCTGCATGCCTATGTGCTGTGTTTCTATCATCCCGTAACGCATCAGCCTATGGAATTTGAAACTCCGATACCGGCTGAATTCCGCAGGGCATTAAAGAATGATCGTTAATAGGGTGATGAATGCTGATTGGTAGTTTATACTATATAATAATGTGATATGAATGATTTTGGATATTATGCGCTGGCATTGGTAGTCCTTGTTGTAGGACTGTTTGTCTTAAAAAAGGTGGCTACCTGCATGATTAAAGCAATGGTAGCTGTTGTTATGGTAGCCGTGCTGGCAGTTCTTTACTGGCTCTTCTGTTGATAGTAGAGTTGTGTAATGATGGCGGGATAAGATTTTAGATATTTTTGATTGGTAAATTGGTTGCGGTTGTCTGGGTGTAAACTTTGGATGGCTGCAACTTTTTTATAGTGATATTTCAAGAGATATAAAGTGATATTTAAAGGTGATATTAAATGGTAGGGAGAAATACAAAACAAAAAAGAGCATTTCTGTTAAGAAATGCTCTTTTTGTACACCCTTAGGGATTCGAACCCTAGACCCACTGATTAAGAGTCAGTTGCTCTACCAACTGAGCTAAGGGTGCAAC